CGGCAGGAGTCAAAGAAATATGACAACTCAGTCACATTCGAGAAATCGAATACTTCCGGTACTTCCTTAAATGTGGAATAAGCGAATTTAATCCCCTCCGCCGCCACGTCGATTTTTTGTTGGGGTGGGAGTCCTCCCCCTCCATTCCATTTATTACCTGTTATTATAATAGTTCCCATTTTCTATATTATATTTTTCTTGTAATTCTAATACTTCTTGTTCTGGTAATTCCATATATAAATCCAGATTGTGGTCATCTGGAATAAATAATTCCTTTGCTACTATTACCCCATTTATAAAATCCTTATTTACAAATAGGAATCCTTCTTTTGATACTAAATGTTTCATATCATTTGGTAATTACAACCCAATTTTTATCCGTAGCTATCTTTATATCTTCTTCCATAAGTTCAGATGTCCCCGGATTATCTACTATGTTAATAGTTCTACTATTTGAATTTGTAAAATCTGGTAACCTATTAAACAATGATAATAAGCTATCTTTTTCAAATTTGGCTCTTAATAAATTTATATGAGTACTCCCATAATCAAATGGTGATTCATTGCTGAATTGTAATGAATTTATATATGAATCATTGGCAATAAAACACCTCAATTTTATCTTATCATTACCAAAACCCATACTATATTTAAAAAAAATTAAATCCAGTACATATTATAGCCTTATCAGAAAATTCCCCAATATGCTCATTTGGAAAATTTTCTACTTCCTCTAAATTATATAATTGCTCAAAAGAAGATGTTAAATTATTTATATAAGAAAATAATGACTGGTCTTTTGGGAAAATTAATCTCCTAAGTCTTATACAACCACTTAACATGTAACCAAGATTCTTCCAATTTTCAGAACTTTGTTCCGGTAAATAAATTTCTTCTACAATGTCATTACCTTCAAACAAATTTGAAATAGAAGAAAAAGTAAACTTTCTCAAATCATATGACTTCTTTAACAATATTGGAGCATAGGCTCTTGAAAATAGAGCATTAGCATATGAACCTACTAACTCTGGGTTAAATACATTTATTGGATAACCCGGATAATTGTTTGGAAACGTATTTCCAATAAGTTTTTCAAACTTTATATCATTGCTATCAAACTTTATCTCTTTTATAAATCTGGAACTTAGTGTATCATTTTTACCTATTATATGTTTACCATGAACTCTTATATATTCTACATATGGGGGGATATTGTCCATTTCTATATACACAATTTAATTGTGTATATAAACCCTCCCTATTTATTGATACTGCTTTTATAATGGATTTACTATAATCTTGATTATTATTATAGTTTGATAAGTTAATTTCATTGTAAGTAATATTATCTTTAATGATAGTAATATCTACAAACCAAAATCTTTCACCATTACTATCTAACTTACCACTTCCATCAACAAATTTATGATTTACCCTACTTAATCCAGCTTTACTATTTACAAAATCTTCAATAATACCATCACCCCAATCTACACGTATATTTTGGTCATAAAACCAAAAAGACACATCATAATCTTCATCTCTCCCCTTATATACAATCATCTGTATATGGTTTTTTGGAGTTTCTTCGAGACTATCCCATAATGGGTCTAATTTATATTGTCTTTGTACTTCTTGAACAATAGCCGGAACTACTACTTTTTCTTGTACTGTAATACAGGAATCTTGCATATCTAATTATATTATAATCACATTTATTAATTCACTACCTTGAGGAGAACTGTAGTTCCATACCCCATCATTAAAATCACTATCATCCACTTGGTATCTCCTTGTTACAGATAGTTGGCCTCTCTGAAACGTGTTAGCATTAAATATAATTACAACACGATCATCTTTGACTACATTATTCAATCTGGTTGTTCCATCGAAAGATGCTTCATATTTATTACCTTCGCAATCTTGATAAACAAAGTTAAACTTTACCTCAGAGTTATTTAATGGAGTGCCATCCTCTCCAACAAAATTTACAGAAATTTTAAAATCATCATCATGTCTAACATTCATAATATTAGTCAATTGAAGGTTCACCCAATAAATAGACCTCTCTATGTGTTTTTGAATAATCTAAATCTTCCTCTTCCGGAGTTGGATTATAGAAGAAAGTAGTTTGTATAAAATTCGAACTCATATAGGTCATAGCTACACCTGCATATGAAGTAGAACTTATACTCCTTCTACTTTTATATAAATTTACATAAGTTCTATCCTCAAAATTGTCACTTGCATCATCATCCGTTAATACTACTGTACATTTTGATAGCTCTTCCAGTCTAGACTTAATGGATTTTGAACTATCTATTTTTAAAGCAGTTTTTATAGTATTGACATTAGAAGAACCATTCAGAGCCTGAATATTAACAAATGACAGGGTCTCCACATTTAATCCGCCCACTGTAACTCTAACAGTGTATTCATTATTATCTTTTGCATAGAAGTCATAATCATATGATTTATTCATATAAGTAAAGGATATTCTATGCAAGGTTTTAGCTGAAGTACCTATGGTCTCAGTAAGTTCACTTATATTGCACTTTATTCTATTCTCACTAGTATCAGTATTACTAGATACTAGATCAATTATAGGAATGGCACTTAATCTGATTAATGAAGCAGATATCCTACCACTAGTAGAGCTAGCACTCATATTTAGTGCTTTAGCAACATCTACTTGTGAGGCTCCAGTTTCTAGTAATAAAAAATTAGATAAAGGTAATGTAGCAGTCATAGCTTCTATTGAGTACTTTAACTCCGGTAAGCTATATACAGTATAGTCCTGTATCTTCCAATCGGAAGATGCTTTTATCATCCTATGCTCATCATTTACTATATAATGAATGGTATAGGCACTATCATCATAGGTAACTGAAACAAATACGGCACTTTCAGAGGATCCGGCTGAAACAGCTACATCTCCAGCTCTAGGAGGAATTAATTCATTACCCCCCACTGGTATAAATGCAGCTCTAAGTTCTGAAGACATGCTATCACCGTTAATAGTCTTTAATAAGGCAAAATTATATACATGAGTTCTGGATATATTAGAGACAGAGTTGTTATTGATATATATAGTATTTACTCCTCCATAACTCGTATATATTACCACTTTTCTGCCTGTTCTTAGTTCTATCCCAGAGAATATTACCACTCCTTGGATAGAACCATAAGCTACGTTAGCTACCCTATCCCCTATAGAAGGAAACTTAGACATACCTTCAAATCCACCAGATATAGGCACAAAAGCATCACTAACCTTATCTCCAAAAGATAGTGCATCAAATAAGGAGATATCATATACTACCTTAGAGTCACTATATCCTTCTACAAACTTCTTAACAGCTTTCTGGCTCATTACTTTATCTTCAGATTCCCCACTAGACTGAACTATGTCTAATTCAGATAACATTTGGACCCAATTATCAGGGTTAACCCAAGCACCACTATCTACAGATACACCATTATACTGTATGGTTACCCACTTATTCGGAGTCAAATCCTTAGATAAAAATGTCCCTACAAATCCAATCCTTCTATCATATAAGGGAACTGCACTTATAGCCTCTTGAAGAGAGTATGCAGTGGCAGAATAATTGGCAGAATAATTGGCAGAATAATTGACAGAAATATTTATTGGAAGATTAAGAGCTAACAGCTGATCCAATGTCTTATTCTGACTATTATAAACTGATTGTGTACTTGTTACAGGATAAACTTCTTCATCTTGGGTTCCTCCAACCAGTTCTTTATCTTTTAATTTTCTTATCACTCCCATAATCTTAAAAATCTTCTCCTAATTTACTAACATAAACCTCATAAGCAATTCCTTCACTTGTTTTTACGAAGGTAAATTGTACTAATTTGTTTCCACTGCCTGTTAAGCTCAAGGGACCACTTGGAAATATACTGATATTGGCTCCAGCTGTAAGATTTATAGTCTTAACATCAGGTTTACAAGCCAAATAACTTACTCCTGACATCACACTACTTTTTTCCCTACCATCTGTATTGATGGTAACATTTAATGCTTCTGTAGCTGCAGAACACCATACTGTCTGATTAGGATAAAGGGTAACATTAGAATTATCTGTATTTCCATATCTAGTAGAAGATATAATAGATTGTATATCTGCTAAATCTATAGTAACTGTGCTCCCTCCATTCATAGCTGCTATTATAGCAGCATTATCAGAGAAGCTCACATTAGACCCAAATAAAAAGGTTACCCATTGTTCTTCTGGAAAATACTTAATTACTGAAACAGTATTACTATCTGTTACTTTAGATACATTGTATATGTTTCCATAGCCGTCTGTAAACTGTCTTACAGTTCCTTCCCCACAATTACCCCATAACCTTTGGAGTATCTCTGTTAAAGTATCTGTGTCTTCTAATTGACCATATTTTGCTGGACTAATTAAATCTGAGTCAATATATAATGGAAATTGATGCTTATCATCAAAATCAATTTCATTTGAAATAGTTTCTCCAGTTAATGCCTTATACTGACCAACAGTGTATCCGGCAACAAATCTCCATCTCATTAAGGATTCTTCAGTACTGAAACAAACTACGGTCATATCAGTAGTCTGCTCATCATTGTTCAAATCTGCATCTCCATATATGGACAGCAACCAAAGACCTCCAGCCGGATCTACTAATATTCTATAATAATTATCTACATCCTCTCCTGGGTTATCAGTCTTTTCCGTCATATCCTTCCATACTCCATTTATATTGAATCTAAGTACAGGCTTTCCATTACTAATGGTTATCCATCCAACTTTTGGATCATTCGGAGCAGACTCTGAAATAATTATATCCTTGACTCTTACCATCTTATTCATTTATTAGAGTTAGTATTCTTATTCTTTTTTAAAGACTTCTCTTTTATTCTTACATCATCTGAATGCTTCTCTCTCTCAAAGGAGAGTTTCTCCTTTTCTAATCTCATTTTTTCATTGAACTCCCTAATTTTCTCTCTTAAATTAGCTCTATCATCATCAGTTTCAGGCTCACTTATTCCATCTTCCTTACTATTAGCCTGTATCTGAGCCACAATGATTTTAGTTTCATTATCCCTTATATTAGCTTGTTCTTTCTGCTGCATCTCAGCTAATCTCTGTTCATTCTCTAATTGGACTATTTGTTGCTGAGTCTGTAATTGTTGCTGTTGAGCTTGGGCATTTCTTGCTTGTATAGCTTGTTCATCTCTCTCTACTAATCTCTGCTTTTCAGCTAAAGAACTAGAATTATATAATCTCATGATTGTAGAGAATGATAATGCTTGATTTTGTAAAGCAGCTTGTGCTAACATGTCCAGTTTCTGTGCTAATTCTTGAGTACCTTGGCTATTGTCAACAACTAAACCATAGTCAGCTTCTGCAAATTCATCCCCATCTATATCCATAATTCTCATGGAATTATCTGATAAAATATATTGGAACTTTTTACTTCTTCCCTTAAAAGCTATCTTAGCTGTTTCCAGAAAACACTCTAATACTCGTCTCTTTACATCATCATGTACAACAAACAACCATTCAGTTATATGAGAAGATTGTAAGGTAGCTCTTTCCACTCCTCCTACTGTCTCTCTATTACTTATTTGTCCTTCTCTTTGTCTAGTAATCCCAACCACCTCAGACATCTCCATCTTGATAAACTCAAGAAGGTTAATCTGTGATTGAATAGAATTTCCAAACTCAGCATCTATTACTCCAGAAGAGGAATTATTAAGAGCTCCTGCAAGTTTTCCACTAGCAGCTCCTATATTACCTTCTTTGAAGCTATCTTCAACTGCTATACCATTAACTTTGGCATAATACATCCATTTTTCTATATCCCATTTCTTCGGAATTTTGGCGAGATCTAATCTTAATAGTTTTCCCCAGTTTCTAGCCATTATCTTATTCAGTCTATCATGAATAACATCATAGAAATAATTATATCTCTTCATCATATCGACTAAAGAAAATGGCCTACTATCATTAAGATTATATATACTTCCTATAATACCGAAATGACATCTAGATGAATTAGATAATCTATTATATTGTACTACTCTAGGTCTCATATTTACATAAATATCAGTTCCTATCTTAGTACCTTCCCAAGCTTCGTTTATGTAAAATATTTGCTCCTCCTCTCCATTATCCTTATCTATAATGTAAGTTTCAGGAAAGAAATTATAAACTTCTTCCCCAGTCTCTGGATCATAGGATTTAACCTTCTTTATTCTCCTTCTAGATTTCCAATACATTCTTAGCACTTTAATATTGCCTGCTAGATCGTAAGGGAGTAAAGAATTTGAGATAGAATCTGAGAATAGATTAAAGGGGTCAAAATAGAACCCATCTGTACTTATCTCTTCTCCTACCATATGGTTATTTACATATCCAAATCTTTCATCTATATTATCCATTGAATCAATAGATGCTTGACCAATATGGTCAGGGATATTCTCTATATATTCAATATCTTTTTTACTTAAGACATCATGATATGTATCTATAACTCTACCAGGGCTCCAATAATCCTCTATTATAATTATATCAGCATCTTCTATTTTATTAGAATAACCTGATTTGAATATTCTAACCTTTAAAGGATTAAGTCTTTCTATTACAGGCTCTCCCCCAACAATATCACATTGATATATTTCTTCACCTACAGTGACTGCATCCATGAAGCCATTATTGAATAATAATGGGATATTATATTCTTTAACATAGTGATTAAGAATAGCATTCCCCCTTATCTCCCGCATGTCTTGCCACTCATAGGTATAATAATCATTAAGTTTTTCTAATTCTTGGTTAAATTCTTCCTCAGATTTAGATGTATCAGCCATTAGTTTCTGTAGGTTCTGTAATAGCTCTTCCTTCTTATTATTCTCTATTTCAGAGATAGCATTTGGATTAGTTACAATTACTCTATAATCAAAGACTCTTCTAGATTCTTCACCTCTTAACACATTTAATTTGCTATTCATAATAGGATAATGCTGAATCCTATCTGGAACAAATCCAGCCTTTATACTATCAGGGTTCAACATTAATTCTATATCTGACATATGAAGTTTTCCATTCAAAAGGTCATAATTGATCTTTTTATGAATTACAGATTTTCTTACAAGACTATAGTTGAAGAAAGTTTTAGAGTCAGCCCAATCAAGATGTGCCTTTCTCCACTTCTTATTCTTCTTGGAGAATGGTAATTGCTGTGGAGGTAAATTTATTAATTCAGACATATTTGATTCATTTTATTCTTTACAAAGTTACGTGAAACTGCTTTCTAAAACAATAATATAAGTAGTTTATTAATTCCTAACATTCTTTTTAGCTAAATTTACTGCCAAATCTAAGATCGTAGTTATTTCTAAAGTAGGGATCATTACTTAAATCGTCCTCATCATATTTTTCTCTAGACTCAGCATTCATATTATCACCATATCTTATAATATATTCTTGTCTATATATCATAACCATTCCCATAGCTCTTATTCTATCTACATTGATTTCAGGATTAAATTGTATAGCCTCTTCTATTAAAGCTCTTGTTTTTAAAGTATGTATTACAGGAACACTTACTTGATCATAAGTTCCATCTTCTTTTTCTATTGATATCTGAACTAATTTATTAAACCAATCTCTTAATAAAGAATTAGCATAATTATTAATAGCAGAACTGGCATTTACTCCATATGCATTAGATCCAACATTACTGTACTTTATAAGTTGTTTGTCTCTAAGATACTCTGGAGTTTCAGCTAAAAGATGAACACTTCTTTTAACTTTAAAATATGCATATATTCCTTTCTTATTACTCTCATACAAACATCTTGCATTATAGAACAAACATAATAATCTTGTTATCTCAAAATTATCATCAGCAAAAGGATTTCTTCCAGTAAACTCAGCTACTATGGTATCAGTAAATAAATCGAATACAAAGCATGAGTATAATGAAGAGGATTCAGCTACATCATTATCAACAGGGTCTACTCCTATAATATACCTGTTATTGAATACTTTACCAGATTTGTCCTTTTCAGGCATAGCATATATCTCCAATGCTCCCTTAGTATCATTATCAACTGGATAACTCCGTATAGGAGTACTATCAGTTGGTCTGAATTTTACTTCTCCTTCTCCATCAATATATAATTCACCAACATATATATCATTATATAGGCTAGGATTTTTATCCAATTGAGAAGCTCTCTCATTAAGAGCTTGTACATTAAAATAAGCATCTTTTACCTTTATAATAGCTTCTGCAGGAGTAATAGGATCTTCTGCTATTACTCTTAATACTGAGGTTGGATCAGCCCCATATTTTGCTTTATATCTATTATTCAATATTTGTAATAGGGCCATTACTACATCCGATATTCCATCTTCATTAAAGCATCCTGCTCTATTTAAGTAAGCCGGAAAGAAATATGCGAAGCAATCTTTTCCTTGACCTTTCTTATCATATACATTTTTTACTTCTTTTATATTATAAGAACTGGGGGCATATAATAAAGTTTTAGCAGACTGGAAATTAGATTCTTTATTGTTGGCTGTACCCACAAGATACATTAGAGAGAAAGTAAAATCACCATCTTCTACTGATTTTCTAGTAACATCGTAAAGCTCCAGTAGTCCACTAAAGTTACCAAACTCTTCAAATAATATCCAACCTCTCTTTCCTCTTAACTTATCGGAGTCATCTTTAGCAGATACCCCCATAACCATATTTAGTGACCCTTGAAGTTTCCCATACTCATCCTTATATCCCATTTGCCAGGTCATCTCATTAGATGACTGTTTAATCATTAGTCTAGGAAATGGAGTGTATTTTGACAAGTGAGATAAAGTAGGAACAAACTTACTTAAAGTTCCATCCTTATCATCTCTAAGATACTCCTTTTGGTATGCTGTGAGAACTGTAATATTTCTTCTTTGAGTTTCCACAGACTCCCCTATTATCAAATTTTTTGACATTATAGATGCCAATGAGTAACTTTTACTACAACCTCTCTTAGCAAGCTCTGCAGCATGATGGCCTTCTTCTCTGGCGTCATTAAGGTATAGATACCGTAGCCAAATTCCTTCAAAGAATAGCCCGAATCCCTCCTTTCTTATAGCTTTCTTTTTGCCCTTCTGATATTCATTTATCATCATTGGACAATAATTGAGGAACCAATATAAATATCCTGGAATCCACATTCCATCAGATTCCCTTAGAAGACCATTATAGCATCTATCTATTTCTCTATCCCAGAATCTTCTATACTCACTATTAGGATTAGGATTAGGTATAAGTTTTGTATATACCCCTTCTTTTAGAAAATACAATGCAGATTGCCTGAAATAATCTGCATCTTTATATATTGGTGGGTTAGTTATATCTATAATAGCTCTATTATACTTATCTCTGGGTAAATCTTCTATTTTTGGTCTAGAAGGAGAAATAAGATTCTGAATAAAAGGAACTGTAGAAATGAAGTCCATAAATTGCTCTACCACTTCATCTGGATATTTAGATAAAAGTTCTCTGGTTATAGGAGTTTGATATTCATTAGTTTGTATTAATACTTCTTCATCCATAATAAAATATGCTACAGTATAAGATCTTCATACATGGATTTTTCTACACTACCTCTTACTCTATCATTTGAAGCAATTTCCTTAGTAATTGCCTTTTCAGCTTCATCTAAATCTTTTACTAGAGAAGGTATTTGCTTTATTATACTTCCTACATCTTTTGTTTCTTTCACATCCAGATCAGCCATAGTAGCTGTTAAAGCTCTTAACTTGCTTCTGTATCCATTAATCATAGCTCTAGTATCATCTAATAACAGAGCTGATATCGGTTTGAATTTAGCATAATAATCTATAGCTTCTTGTAAATCTTTATCTATCTTCCAAGTGTCAGAAACTCCTATACCTTCTAATATCTTTTTATGTCTCTCCTCTTCATCAGTATATATTTGAAAATCAGATCTAGGATCTACAAAAAAATATATATACCCTAACTCCTGTAAAAATTTACTTTTATCTTTGGTTTTATCTCTCTGATGAAGCTTCTTAAAGACTTTTATGGTAAGTAACTCCGGTTCAAATGTCAATTTAAATCCTTCATATTTTAATAACCTCATAGACTTCCTCCCTTATAATTACCATTTACTATTTGATTGTAATCCTCAGTTCTTATAAATCTAAAAAGAGCTTCTAATAAAGAATTACATAATCTCTTATTTATTCCCTCTTCTTGATCTTTCAGAACTTTTTCTGTAAGAGAAACTATGACAATTTTATATTTAGAATCATTGTCAATGAGCCACACTATCCATTCATACTTCTTATATGATTTAAATGTCGAATTAGGCTCTACAATTCTTTGCAAAACCAGATGGCTGTTAACAGAGATCCCTTGTTCATTTCTTTCTAGACGTATGTACCTATTCAAAGACTCTATAATATCTTCTATACTCATAAATAAAGAAAATTAAAGAAAAAAAAAATAAAAGAAAGGCCAGCCAACTAACTGACTGGCCTTCCTGAATTTAGGAAAGAATTTTCTTTTTCCTAGGTATGATTATATTTGAAGGAGCCACATCTGGAATTTCCTCATAATCTTCAATTACAAAATCAATGTCTCTGTCTTGAAGTAGTAAACATTGCTTATTATCCAGTTCGATTATGTCAAAATTGAAGGTTACAACTGGATTATCAGTAACAATACCATCTTTTAAAGATCCCTCCTTATGTTTTTTAACTGCAAATCTAGAAGGATTTATACATACAATATCTCCTACATTAATTCCTCTTACTGAGTCTCCTACAGCAAGTACTGTCTGATATTCTTTTAGAGTCCCTTTTTGTCTACTTGTATCTATTAGGCCAGTAGAGGTTTTTACATCATTCTCATACTTATTCATGGTAGTCACTAATGTAGTGAACATAGGACGTATCTTTTTTACTTTAATCATATTTATCTTTCTTTCTTAATTTACTTATATATTCGAATCTCTTTTTCATCCTAGTCATTCTATCGAATGTACAAGATAGTTTTCCCAGGCTTGGAATATTAAAGTTAGTTCTTAATTTAGAGAATTCCTCTTCACTTAGATTATCCTTCAATGGTAAGGATTGAATAGTTTGCCTTATGAACTCCCAATAAGATTTATAGGCTAGTTTTACTACTTCAATTGGGATACCTAAATCTATAGCAACTTTATTCAAAATGTCTTCATACCTCATTTTAATTCAAAATATAACAATAAATGAAAAGCATTACATCCTTCCTCTATATTAGGTATGAATCTAGGATTTATTCTACCATTTATTATTACCTTGTTCTTCCTTAGCTTTCCCATAATTACTTGAAAATGAGGAAGAGTTATATTACACTCTTCTCTCACTTTTCTTTTAGTATCTTCACTCATAGTAACTTTATCAAGTATGTCATTATCTTTGATAACTTTACTGAGCTCATATCTATGTTTTACAAAACATGCAATAACATCTATTTCTCTGTCTGTTAAATTATGGAAAGGTCTAAGAAACTTAAACCAGTACTCAAAAAATTTACCATCTAGTGAAGTAGGAATTCTAATAACATTATTAGCTTTCCTATTCATATATTTAATTTTCGGATTGGCCTGAATCTTCTTTAGGTTCATCTTCATTGTCAGGAAGAGTCATTAAAGACTCTATTTCTGAAGTACATTTAGAAACGAATTCCTCATTAAATGCATGAGCATTTTCAATTACCTTAAAGAGGTAATCTAATCTCTTGAACATATTCTCTAGATTAGATTCTTGAAGTTTTGCATACAATTGTCTAACTTGCTCACTCAATTGATGTGCTACATTCTCTAACTGCTCATAACTCATTTTTGCATTCTCTTTTACTGCTGTATCTTTTACATTCTCTTCCATTATACTATTTATATTAAATGTTTCCCGTATTTCTCTTTATATAATTCTCTCCATTTATCTATATTTGTTACTAAGACAGATGTGCTTCCACATTCATCACAATAGTCAAGTTCTGGATCATCATCTATCTTCATGATATTTAAAGATAGACAGTTTCTACAATAGGCTACTGGAATCTTCTCATAGTCTTCTTTACTGAGCTTCTCTTTTGTAGTATTTAATAAGTTGTCCATAAATATTCTTCTTGTATTCGTTCACACTTCTACTATGAGCTTTTTTCTTTTTACTAGTATTAGCTCTATTATTGAAAGGTCTTCTTGGAATGAGAAATCCTTCTCCAGTTACATGATTTCTTTTAATAGCTCTCCTTACAGATTTATATCTTCCAACAGCTTCAAAAGTTTTCAATCCACTGTTATCTTTTATGTATTTCTCAAACTCTTCTTGAGGCATTAGTTCTCTTTCTACTACTTCCTGCTTCTCCATATTAGCTTTCTTTTAAATTGGGATATGTCTATAATAAATAAGATATATCTGGTCTTTGTCTTTCATTATTGAAACTATATCTTCTCTAGATATAGAATTATTGTTAGCAAAGTTAATAACTTCTCTCACTGTATTCCCAATGAATACACTCATTACATTTCTCACTTCCATTGCCTTAGTAAACTAATAAAAACTTAGAGCTCCCTAAAGGATTCAAACCTTTATTCTCAGAATACAAAACTGATTTCCTAGTCGTTAGAAGAAGGGAGCAACACATTAATAAGGTCTAATATCACATAAACCAAACAAGTACTTATACTTATTAATATTTTGGATAAAAGTCTCACATTCAGATGTTATACCTTTATATATAGTTTCTTGGGGAATTTTATCATAAAATGATAAAGTATCTACTTTTACCTCTTCTATGAAATCCATAGCATTCAATGTATCACTTGGTATTCCCTTTATCACATTAGGTTGCATCTTTCCTAGAATTCCCATATAACCTTCAGCCAATCCATCTTGATAATCTCCTAAAATATCTAGGAACTTATCCAGATATACATGAATGTTTTTCTTGGGAGCAGCCCAATGAAGGTTTTTACATTTAGTTTTCCATCCTTCCAATTTATTCAAGAAGGAGATAAATAAATCCTGAGTACTGTTTACTTCTCCTTTTCTTGAGGAATCTAAAGGAGTTAATAGTATATCTTCATACATAATAGTTATATCATTTATGTGTCTACAAAGGTAGACATATTTATTTAAATATACAAATAATTTCTTGTTATTTTATGTTAAAAATATAGGAAAGATAATATAGCATAAGCTATTTTCGCCCATATACTCTGATCTTTATTAAGATCAACAGTTCCTGTTCTATCTCTCTTTATATGCAAATTATAAAGGAGATTATGAGCTCTCCATTCATTTATCATTCCAATAATACCTCTATGGTGTATTGCATAAAATTCTTTACTAGATTCTCTTATCTTATCTAAGATATCCATCATATCGTTCACTGATTTTATCTTATAAGAATCTATAATTGATGTATTGTTTACAGTCAAATTAACTTTAACTATATTTCCATTACACTCGATAATTAATTTTTTCATAAGTTTTCTTATCCTTTCTTTATCTCATTCAATATATCGACTAATCCTAATTCTGCTGTTATAGTTCCAGCTATATCCACTAAATAATTTCTTAAGAACTCTTTTCCCCAGATGGCATTTTACTTTCTATCCTTAGTAATAGATCATAAATAGCCACTTGAATTTTATTAAGGATCTCTTGGTTCTTTATTATCTCATCTAATTTTTCTTGTATTTTATACATTATAATTGATTATGAATTTTATACAAAATCGAACAAGTTTATTCCTGGTTTTACCTTTAAATAATTTTCTTTATTCTTTCTTCTGGAGTACAATTTCGGAAGTACCTTCTCATACCATTTAGAATCTTTCATTGAAGAAGCTATCCATAAGTGTATATCTGAATCCACTATATCTGAATCAAATTTATAGAGCTGCTTACCATCTTTTATCCTATATCCTCCGAAGAATCTAATTTTAGGATAATTTTTCTCCAAATATTTACATAGCTGTATAAATCCTTCATTATCTTCTATGTAAGATACTTTCCCTAGATTTAATCTAATATATACGTTTTCCTTTTGTAGGAGATCAAGTATATCAAATAATGTATAATTAGATTTATATCTAAATCTCTTATTGGAAAATTCCCACTTTAATGTCTTTTGATTAAAGCTTATTACTAAATCAAAACAGGATATTTTAATTCCGTTAATATAGGTCTCCAATTGTTCGAAAATATTCTTGGATTGGGTTCTAGAGAATAGAGAATGCCATAGTTTGGATAGCATGCCTGATGAAGGTAAATATGATCTGCTATCATTACTTCCTACAATGATTTCTTTCATGTTACTTTTCCTTTATTTTATATTTTACTTTATTTCTTTTAGGGTATAGTTATCCCTTATGGATTTGTTAATTTTTTTTAAATCCATTAGAGGATATATTACTATATCCCCTTATCTTAGAATTTCATAGTGGGCGGTTTACCCCAAGAGCCTTTTACCCTCAACCTTTTCTCATCTACATTGGTAGGCTACCACTCCTTATAACTAAGACAGTTTTTGTATAGGGGTTACCTCATTCCTATTTGGAACTACTACCCTATTCATCTCCAAAGCCTGTACATCAACTTTATGGTATGAATCTCTGGAGAGATAAGAACTGTAGATATTCTCAACAGGTACAAATGTAAGCAAAATAAATAATATATGCAAATTATTTAGTGAGATTTTATTTCGGTGCTATGAAAAATTTATTTTTTATTTTTTTTATTTTTTTTTTCTTGGCTTGTTTTATATGAGAGAGATGTACACCAACCACACCTCCCCCATCACTTAGCCAGTGGGGATATTCCCCCGGTATTAACTTATTATCTAACAATTAAATTATTACCATTATGGAAAAGAATCTTGTATTCAATGCAACTTTAACTGTTGAGCAATTTAAGGACAAAATGCATGTTTCACGCATTGATGTTAAGAGGAATCCTAAGACAGACAAACTCTTCTTTACATTTGGAAGTAGTACTGGAGCTGTAGCATCAAAAGGAATTCCCACAAATCCTATGCTCAGCAATGTTACTACTCCTGACGGAGATAGCTTCTGGCTTCTACATGAAGAGGGTAATGGTGGAGCACCTGTACTTGCAACATTCTAATGAGGGGGTGCTTTGCACCCCTTTTTCATTCCTCTGAACATTAATAGTGTTTTTATCATTTAAGCATTAATAATGTTTTTTTTAGACATTAATAGTGTTTTAGAATGGAATGAGAATGTCCAGTAACTTAGGTATTGGGATAAGAGTAATTGAGGGATAGAGTGTGGAATGCACTTTATCCTTTCTTTTTATTTCTTTTAGCATTAATAATCTTCTTGCATTAATAGTTTAGTGTTTTGATAGTTGATTGTAATGAATGATTGAGTGTGTAGTATTATAAACCCCCTCACAACAATCTAACCATTTTAAATTATCATATTCTACACACAATCTATAATGTATAGTTATATTTACTGTTTATAAAATCCTCTGAGGAGTCTTTGAAAATTAAGACGAAACACTTTTGTGTCAGGATTAACTCAAAAAATAAATAGAATTAGCCTAATCAGCTATGCGGTTGCTTAAATTTTGAGATGTTGAATTAGTGAATACTAGTATGTTATTATAGTACTGCTAATGAGTCTCTGTTTTCTCTATAACTCAGTTGGTAGAGGCCCAGCAGGAGATGCTTGGGAGGTCGTAGGTTCGATTCCTACTAGAGAATCAATTATTAACTTAAAAATGGAAGTATAAATTTTAAATTATTTACTATGAATAAATCTATTTTAGATTCCTCTAAATTTAGATTTAGTTTAGATTTTTCTAAATTTAGATTTAGAGTTGGAGACATAGTTCGTTGGGGACTATATGATTGTGAAATAGTTGGATACTATTTTTCAGAGGGTTTTAATAATTTTAATAAGAATTATGGATATGTCATATTAAGACCAGATGATGAAGGACATAATGGTTTCGTATATGGTTTTGATGAATATGGTAATAATCTAGCTCCTAACCCTACTAATAATAGTTGGTATGTATATGAATACGAGGTTGAAAGCACTTTAATTAATATTCAAGAAGAAAAAAATCTTAAGAAAAATGAAAATGAAATTAAATTACAAAGAACAAAAGCTGTTATCAGCAGAGGAACAGTCCCAGCAGGCTATCGAATACGCAGTAAAGTCCACAAAACTGCAATATCAATCCAACCTCTTAGCTACACAGAAATCGCTAGAGGAAGCTAAAAATGAACTTGCAGAGGCTAAAACTGAATATCCTCTTGATTTCGGTAAGGTTGTAAGCTTACAAGATTCTGTAGAAAGCCTTGAAAAAGGTTTGAAAGCTTTGGAGAATCTCGGCGAAGAACTTGGATTGAAATAATCTAATAAATAAAAAACTTAATAACTTTGTAAGACATTGAACACGCCAGTTTCTTATTCACTTTACTAAGTATAATTGTAATTTAAAATACTATAGGGACATTCTTTGGGAGGATAATTATATGATAGAGGAAGTAGTAGAATAAGTTTTAGGTGTAAAATGCAAATAACAGACTAACAAACAATTAAAACTATGTCAAGAACTAAATTTAGAAAGTCGAGAATATGTAGTTCAGATAATTACATACTCTCAAGAGAGATATATAAAAGCTATCTCTTGGAGCATCATACCAAAAATATAAAGATAATTGAGAGTTATACAGAAATAAAATGTGCCTATATTAAATGTTTTGATAAGTTAATTCCAATAACAGAACAAGAAGCACATTTAATACAAAACACAGTAACTATAATATGGAAATAACCATGGAAGAACCTTATTACACAATCTTATGCTTGTTATTAACAGGAGCATTCTTTATATATCTTGCAGCACAAGATAATAGTTCAAAAAAGTAAGTAAGATGAGAGTCATAAAACTGATTATAAAAGGAGTGTTGCTATATGTAACATTCCTTTTGTCTTTTTTCTTCTTAGCAGGAGTAGATAGCATATATGACAATGGGTACTTCCTACACTTCATAACTATAATAATATCCATGTGTTATATCTGTTACAAGACTATTTCTAAAGAAGAATTGAAAAAATTAACTCTAGATAAATGGTTAAACAAATAAAAAAAGATAACATGAGAACAACAATAGTAATATTTACAGATCATAAAGTACCAGTTAGTGAAATCCCTAACTATAAAAAGTACAAATTTTTATGTAACTATGACTTAGTTAAACAATATGATATGATCGAAGATCCTAGATATTGCCCTCAAATGATGGTAGTAGGATTTGATCCAAGTACAAAAAGGAGACAGAAAGGTTTGGTTCTTAAGGATATCTATATCACCAGAATAAACGGAAAATGTATTAATCAACCAATAGGATTAATAAATGGTAGCATACCAGAAACATATCACAACTTAAATAAACGAGAAGCAATCACGGAAGAATCTAGAACAATAAAAGTAACATTAGAACAAGCAAGAGAATGGTACAACAGTAATAATTTAGCACTAAGAACACTAGCATTGAGTACTTTCAAGGAAAGTGAATTAAATATAGATCTTGAATATATCATGACGGCTATTATAGGTCGAAGAAAGATTTTTCCACTTACAGCAAAAGAAGTAACAAAACAACAAACATTAGCACATTTAAAGTTCATTGCTGAGTACTTCAATAAAACTTGGGAAAAAACTACAGAAAATGCTGGATACTTTATAGGGAAACTCTGTAAAGATGGGGAGATCGAAGTATTTGAACATAAGGGAACACAACATGCAGGTATTATCTATTTTAAGAATCCTGAGGATGCAGAAAAAGCAATTAAAATTCTAGGGAAAGAAGTACTTAATTTATTTTAAAACGAATTGTTAATCTGCGAAGATAGGCAATATACACTCTTATAGTTCAATGTATAGAACAATTCTCTTCTAGAGAGTAGATATAGGTTCGATTCCTATTAGGAGTGCGCAGGAAATCATAATAATACAAAAAGCCCATGAAAGATAGGAGTAATATAGGTTCAATAGCAATTATACGTATAGCAAAACACTTATACCTTTCTCAGATTCAATAAAGATTTTTGTTTATTTGACTGATAGGAATAGACTATCATTTTTAAAAGACTCCTTAGTTCAATGGAAAGAACAGTGGCCTTCTAAGCCTCTAATCCCAGTTCGAATCTGGGAGGAGCCACTATAACTATTTATATTTTTAACCAATTCTAAAGAAAATGACAACTAAAAGAAGATTTACTAAGGAAGAAGACAGCCTTATCCTTAGTACAGTAGCGAAAAACCCTCACAATTTATCAGAATGTTTCAGAGAAGTAGCTATTAAAATAAACAGAAGTCCAAAAAGTATCGCAAACAGGTGGTATCATTGCCTATCTAGGAAAGACTCAAATGACAAGACAAATACTGTCTTTATCACAGTAGGGAAGAAGAGTGTAAACTATAACAGAAAGACTGCAATGGAGAACACTCAACAGCCTGAGAAACAAAGATCCGGTATTTGGAAAACAATATTCAAGTTATTTTTCAGTAAGACGAAATAGAAAAATGAAAAGAATAAATATTAATGATTACAGTAATGAAGAACTCCAGGTGAAAAAGACGGAGAAAATGAAATCTGGAAAGAAAGTAAGAAAAATGAGAAAAGATTAACAATGGGAAGAAACAAATTTATAGCAGAAGAAGTCAAGGAACTGAAATTTGCAATAAAGAAAAATCCTTCAAATCTGAAGAAAGTGTTTAGAGAGTTGTCACAGAAATGAGGAACTCATAGTGCTGCTAGTATCTGTAATTATTACTACAGAAATTTAAGAAAAACTGAAGCTTGTTTTCTCACAGTAGGTGAGAAGAAAGCTTTTCTTAGCAGAAAAATTGTTCCTGAAGGAATGCCTGAAGAATCTTACAAGGTAAGAAAGTCTCTGTGGGAAAAATTGAAGAATCTTTTCTCTAAATAGATATTAATATGAACACAAAATATATTTTAGTGGGATGGCCAGAAATCCAAGATTTTATGGAGCATCCAAGATTTAATGAATGTATATTCTGTACAGATATTGAAGGACGTCCTTGTCCTGATAGCTCATATATGGTTCCTGAAGACTTATACTATGAGGTAAAAAGGTGATAAATAATAAACTTAAATTCAGATTAATAGTATATAAAGAATCAGCTGATAACTTTATATATTATCCATATGACGGGATTGTAAGTAGACTTTTATAGTTGATGCCATTGAGGTGAGGCTATGTAATAACGGAGGAGGAATAAGTAGTAATCTGAATTTTAGAAAATAAGGGGCATGATTTGGTTTTGATTGCTAATTATTTGGTAAGAGAACATGTAAAGACTGATGGAAAGACATCAAAACTTTAACTGGCAACACTTATAGAGCTGCCGCCTAACTTGTAGGCTGAGCCTCACCTGCTTGGAAACAGAAAGGTGAATAATAGGGTCAAGAAGGAAGTTAATAAGGCTATACCTACTTTCAATACACCTTTAATATTATATATATAGTTTGCTTATTAGTTAGGAGCAAGCTGCCTGGTGTATGCAGAGGGTGTGGCCCTTCAATTTTAATTCTTATAACTCCTTATGAAGATTTCTCTATTAGATTAAATAGAGTGGTGGATCTGTCAACTATCGGTTGACCCCAGTAGAGAACCTACTACATATCAAAGTGGTAAACATGTGAAATTCTTTTATTAAAAGTTAGTAAGACGAGGGTTCGAATCCCTCATGCTCCACAAATTTGTGAACTAAAAGAAATGGCAGTAGATTTCCTTGACTGTTTTATAGACTTATGTGAAGTTGCTAAGACCTTAATATAAAATAAGAGGATAGATATTAACAGAAAATTTAACTAAATAACATGAAAATAGAATATACATCTGGATGCATAGCTCATTCTTTAACAATAGATGGAGTTGAGACTATAGATTTAGATCCTAAAGAATTTAAAGAGAAGGCTCTAAAGGTTATAGAGAAGATAAATAATGAACAGCTATTGAGAGATTTTCTGATTCAAGCAGTAGAAATAATGGGAGAATCAGAAGTAATAGCACATTGTGATGAATGCGGAGACAATATTTATAAAGATACCCTAATTATCGACTAAATATGATGGAGACTAAGTTAAGCCTAACCATTATTCTTCCAGGAAGAACAATGTTTAGCAAGGAGGAGTGCCTTAAAACAACTCGCAAAGTAAAAGTATTAAAAAATGGAAAGAAGATATTTAAGAAGGAAACTGCAGAAGATCCGGAGAAGGTAATCGTCCATACTATAAGAGTAGATGGAAAGAAAAAGGAAAAGCCGGAGGTAATACATTATACTACTAGAAAGTTCAAGCCTGCCAAGCAGACTATAAACATAAGTAGAGATGCTTATGAAGGAATGATTGATGATATTCCAAAAAAATATTGGAACAGAAAATCATATTGGTTGAGCCTCCCGGTAAAAGCTAGAGTAGAGTTCAATGTCAATGAGCTGGCCAAATCTCTTGGAGGTATAGTTGATTCTTATGTTATATTTGAGGATTAACCAATAATGGAATAAAGCAAGGTAAGTACCTCCTTACCTTGCTTTTTTTTACCTTAAAGTAAATAATAATGAAAACAACTAATGCAAAGTTACTATACTATGACAAATATGTAGGTTGCACTTACCCTACTGGGGAATACTTTATGTTGAACGTTGACTATATACATAGTGTAGTTCAGAACATTTTGAAAGTATATGATAAGAAGATAGGAACATTATATTTAGTCGGAACTAATAGATCTGGAAATATATTGTTAGGTGGAATAGCTACCAAACTGGTAGAAATGGGAAGAGATGTTGTAGTATATGGATTTCCAAGAAGTCATCATGAGGGACGATCTCTTTGTATTCCGACTAATTCTCCTGTCATAATGGTAGATGATTTTATATCTTCAGGAAATACCGTAATCGAATTAACTAATCAAGTGTTGAATACTATGGAAGCTTCAAAGAACAAATTGGATATGCTGTGTGTATCAAACGAACTAGATGAAAAGGGAGGGGATTTATGTAATATTTATGATACATATAAAATCATTAGTAAGCTCTTTAACTATATATGCTGTAATAATAAACAGCTAAGAGAAAGAATACAGACTGTTTGGTAATTCTACTCTTGATAATACTATTCAAAAATGAGAACAAGCACAATAATTAAGTTAGCAGTGTGGCTTATCCTATTTGTTACTATACTTAATATAGGATTAGTAATGATGTCCACATCTAATACAGTAGAGAATATAATTGGATTTTTTATTATCATATTCCTATCGATTATTTCAATCAAAACCAAATGTTTAACAATAATAAAATTAAAAAGTAAAAAAGATGAAAAGTAAATTTATTTTTGGATTACTAGTTGCATTACTAATACTTTCTGTATCTAGTTGTGCTGAGAGAGTAGATGCAGGTTATGAAGGTATCAAAGTCAATCTTTATGGAGACGACAAAGGGGTTGATAAAGTTACATTAGTAACTGGAATGGTATGGTATAACCCTATAACAACTGCTATTTATGAGTATCCTACATTCGTTCAAACTGTAGATTATCCTCCATTTAGTGTCAATGCTAAAGATGGCAGTTCTTTTGTAGTAGATCCTACTATCTCTCTCAAGATAGTCGATGGTAAATCAGCTGAAGTATTTAAGAAATACAGAAAGGTAAATATTACAGAGGTTATTAATACTACACTATACAACTATGTAAGAAATGCTTTCAGAATACAATTAAATGCTTATACTACTGATGAATTAGTTAGTAAGAGAGAAGAATTTGAAAAAGCAATAGAGGATAAACTATCTAAGGAATTATTAGAAGAGAATTTCCAACTTGAACAACTTACATCAGGGTTACAATATCCTAAAATTCTGATAGAAGCCATAAATAGTAAAAATGAGGCTGTACAAAAGAGCCAAAAAGCAGAGAATGAGTTAGCTATTGTTAAAGCTGAGGCTCAAAAGAAGGTAATAGCAGCACAGGCTGAGTATGAGGCTAATGTGCTAAGAACCAAATCTTTAACTCCTCAAATATTACAACAAATGTGGATTGAGAAATGGAATGGCACTGTACCGACAGTAACCTCTAATGGAAATAGTGGAGTATTTTTAGATATAAGTAAAATAAGCAAATAGTATGATTATTTTTGTAGTAATAGCTATGATGGTAATAGGCTTCATATGGAAGAATATTACCGTATATGACTATAATCAAACATCCGCAGGTCCTCGTTATTATCCCCAGCATTGGGGATTAGACATGACTTCTGGTAGAAGACTTCCTCTTACTCCAATGCGTATAATAATGCTGCTCTTATTGTTAGTTCCATGGTTTAATATAGCATGGTTTATAGTTCTAATAATACAAATATTAGTCAAAACGAGTTATCCTGATGACCCTTATGAGTGTACAATATGGGTAGTAGAGATTAAAGAGAATAGTCCTAAACTTACAAAGATGATGCAGTCTATATCAGAATTTCTTAATAAGGAGCTTATATGAATAGAAAAAATCTTCATCAAAGTGCAGTTGAATTAATTATAGAGAACCCAAGAGTAGCCCTATTATGGGCTACTGGTTTGGGGAAATCTAGAGCAGCTATAGAAATGGCCAACTACTTACAGGATAAAGAAAAAGATGGAAACATAAAAGTTCTTCTAGTAGTAGCTGAAACTGCCCATAAATCAAACTGGGAGGTAGAACTATCTAAATGGAAGTTTAAATCTAACAGTATTAAGATAGAGTGCTATGCTTCTTTATCCAAGTATAGGGATACGTGGTGGGACCTAATTATCTTTGATGAAGCACATCACTTAGGAACAGATTTGAAAATAGATGTTTTATCTAGCATGACTGTAGATAATGTAATCTTATTATCTGCTACCCTTCCTGAGCGTACAATACAAGCTGTAACTAGAATTTTTGGAGAATTTATAGTCTCAAAAATTCCACTTAAAAAAGCAATTGAGTGGAAGATACTGCCCAAACCTAGAGTATATCTTGTTCCCTTGTCCCTAGATGATAAACACCAGACTTGCACTATAATAGAGGAGTGGGGAAGAAAGGAGGATAGGGTTACTTACAACTGTTCATTTCCAGACAGATGGACGTATTTAAAGAACAAGTATAAGTACCCGAATGCAACTCTAGTTATACACTGTACTGAGCAACAGAAGTATAATTATTTGTCTGGCCAATTTGAGTATTGGAAGAAACTGTTTTTAGCAAGAAGACAAGAATTCATTAAAAACAAGTGGCTTCAAACAGGAGCAAAAAGAAAGAGATTTCTTGGAGAACTAAAAACAGACCTTGTAAGAACTCTATTACATAAGATTAGAGATAAAAGGTTTATATGTTTCTGTACTAGCATAGAACAAGCTGAACAATTAGGAGGTCAAAATGCCATACATTCCAAGAGGACTGATTCTTTACAGATAATAAAGGATTTTAATCGTAAGAAAATAAATAACCTGTTTGCTGTTGGAATGTTACAGGAGGGGCAAAACCTAACCGATATCGAAGTTGGAATAATTATACAACTAGATGGACAAGAAAGAGCATTTATCCAGAAATTCGGTAGAAGTTTAAGAGCTGAAGATCCTATTCAATTTATATTCTATTATGAAAATACGAGGGACACTGAATATCTTAAGAATGTTCTAGAAGGAATAGATAGGAAATATATAACTAAGATTGACAGATTGGAGGACTTGGAATTATGACTACGATATGTTTAAATGAGGAAGCTATAAGGCAAAATGATATGTGCTTGGGGGAAGTTCTTTTAATGTTGGCTATATGTAATAAAGCCGATTTGAAGAAAGCAGAAGTAAGCTTAATTCAAAAAGGTTTTATTACAGCAACTAGAAATGAAAATGGACAGCCTATAGGGTGGAGACTAACCAATGAAGGCTCCAGAATGATAGATTCAGTCATTTTAGACTCTAGTAAAGAACAGGAGCCCCAAGATAGATTAGTTAGCTTGGCTGAAAGATTAAAAGCAATATTTCCTAAGGGAAAGAAGGCTGGCACTAATTATTACTGGGCGGAAGGAGTAGCCTTGATTGTAAGAAGACTCAAGCTGTTTTTCAGGAAATATGGAAATAAATTTACTGATGAACAAATAATTCAAGCAGCAGAGAAATATGTGCAAGGATTTAATGGGAACTATACATATATGAGATTGTTAAAGTATTTCATATTTAAAGAAAAGATAGGAGCCGCAGGTGAAGTAGAGGGAGATTCTGAGTTAATTAGTTACATTGAGAATGCAGATCAAGAAGAATTAAGTAATGATTGGACATCTACATTAAAATGAATACATTAGGAGAAAGGGTATTAGATAATCTCAATATCAGAAGAGAACGGATCCTTAATGGGCAATTGAACTGTATTCCATCTCCCTTCAAGAGATTCGGTACTGACTTTGTAGGTATAGAACAATCCTGTTATTATACTATAACTAGCTTTACTAAGGGGGGCAAATCACAGTTTGCATCATATACCTTCATCTATAAACCGCTAATGTTTTGTTATTACACAAAAGCGGATATAGATATAAAGATATTGTATTTTCCTCTTGAAGAAACTCCTGAGAGGATACTGCAAAGATTTATATCATGGTTGTTATTTGACTTTAGTGAAGGAAAGATAAGAATCAGCCCAAGAGATTTGAGGAGTACTATTAAAGTAGTTCCGCAAGAGATACTAGATATTATTAGATCTGATGAGGTACAAGACATAATTAGGTATTTTGAGGAGCATGTGATATTTCCTGATGAAGCATGTAACCCAACAGGCATATATAAATATTGTGTAAAATATGCTGAGGAACATGGAAAAGTTTATCGTAAAATAGGAAAGTACAAAGACGAGTTAGGGATAATTCAAGAGAGAGAAGTATTTGATAGGTATGAACAGGATAACCCCAATGAGTACAGACTTATAATGATTGACACTATTAATCTTATAGATACTGAAAAGGGGATGACATTAAAGCAGTCTGTTGATAAGCTCAGTGAATATTGTGCCAAATATTTAAGAAACAGATATCACTATTCTCCAGTAGTCATTCAACAACAAGCCTTTGAACAAGAAGGCAATGAAGCTTTTAAAATAGGGAAAGTAAGACCCTCGGTTGCTGGATTAGGAGATAGTAAATATACTTCGAGAGATAGTAATGTAGTCCTTGGTTTATTTTCTCCCTTCCGATTTGCACTTAGGGAATATGAAGGATATGATATTCTTAAGTTTAAAGATAATATACGATTCCTAGAAGTAATCGTCAACAGAGATGGAGAAATGGGTGGATTATGTCCTCTATTCTTCGATGGAGCAGTGTGTAGATTTGAAGAACTTCCTAAACCTGGTGACAAGGAAAATATACAAAAAGTGTATCAGTACTTGAATAAGCTGAGAGATACTACATCTAAACTATTCTTCAAATACAGAAAAAGTGAGGGAAGCACAAGAATGCTACACCATAAATTTAGTAAATTAAGTAATTTCCACACATGGGTAACAGAAGCATATGATAAATTCATTAGTAATAGAAAAAAGTAATACAGATGGCAAATGCAGTAATTATTTTAGGGAAGAGTGGTACTGGCAAATCCAGTAGTATAAAAGGATTGGATCCTAACGAGGTAGTAGTCTTGAATGTTTTAGGTAAAAAACTTCCATTCAAAGACAGTAATAAGCTTTATAATAAAGACAAGAAGAATTTATTCAGAGTAGATGATTATTCTCAAGTTATAAGCCTGTTGCAGAATATAGATAAGGGAGCTCCACATGTTCATAATGTAATATTAGATGATGCCATATATGTTATGAGAAAAGAGTACTTCAAGAGAGCAAAGGAAACTGGATATGGCAAATATACAGAGTTAGCTATGCACTTTCAACAAATTATCTCGACTATAGAATCAATGAGAGAAGATATTAATGTTTTCTTGATTCTTCATAGTGAAGAAGTTCAAAGCGATAAAACTATAGTTGGTTACAAGGTGAGTACTATAGGGCAGCTCATTGATAATCAGTATAATCCAGTAGAGGTTGTACCAATGGTACTTTATTCTGCTATTAAGTACAATGACAAGGGAGAAGCGACTTATGGATTCTATACTCATAGGTTTATGGATGGATTGGTAGAAATTCCTGCTAAATCTCCAGCGGATATGTTCAATGAAGACTTCATACCAAATGATCTTGGTATAGTATCAAAGGCTATGAAGGAGTATTATGGATAAGGAAACTATAATTAGAGTGGTAGATAAAATTACAAGAGGAGGAGCTATTGAAACAGAAGAAGTAATTAATCTATTCACAGAATATTGTTGTAAAGAGCACAATAAAGATGTTGAGTTAACAAAACATTTCATTAAGATTCTTTTAAGTATTGGGATTATTGGTACATATTTTACTGAAATAGTAGAATATTACAAGCGTAAATTAAATATAGTAGAAATAAAAGATAGTAATAACAAAACAATTTTAGTGTATTAACATGAAAACAATTTCAATTAGACAACTAGCTACCATAAAAAGAGTAGCACAAAATGTAAGTTCTTTAGTTATTAGAAAGAATAAATTGACAGAACAAATAAAAGAACTGAGTAAGGAATGCAATGACTTGATTAATGAAATAGAAGGCCATGAAGTCGGAGTAAAAATGCTCACAGGACATACTAGTGAGGAACTAATAACCAGAGTAGTTGAGGATACTGGTAAAATGGATAGAAACGGGAAACCTATTAAAATAACTAAATACGAACCAAAAGAAGGTGTATTAGTATTTAATGAGAAAGAGAAAGTGTATGAAATCCATGATGAATTCTTCCAATGTTCTGAGATGGATGATGATGTACCATCTGAAGGTCCCAGCTTTAGTTAAGAAATATCAAGTAAACAATATTTATTATTAAGTATATTAAAAAATATTAAGTATGACGAACAAAATCTTTATGGCTTTTGCCACAGGTAGTGAATCCACAGAAGGTAATGTAGTTAAAAAGTACACTGGGGTGGGTTCAGTAGGTGTATTGGCTGTTAATCCTAACAAGGAAACACTAGAAAAATTGTATAACACTACTATTAATGATGATCCTTCATATTTAAGTGAAGTTGAAGTAGGTCCAGAAGGGGATAAACATACAGTTCCTCAAGTAAGAATAGATTTTATTGTACAGACAGACCCTGAGAAATGCAATGGAATCGACATGAAAACCAAAATACCTTTCTTCATTACTAAAGAGGTTAGATATAATAGGGACAGAAGCAAAGTTCAAGTAATAAATAAATATGGAGAAACTACTTGGCTGCCTATAGAGAATGCAAAATCCGGCACTATCCCATCTAATCTCAATTGGTTTGAACCTGCTGATTTTAGACCGGCTTACATAGGAGAAGAGGATCTTACAGGATTCTTAAAGGCATATTTAAATATTCCTAATAAATCCTATAGAAAATCTAATGGAGAAGTGGTAGAACTTCCTAATAAAGCTGATGCGGAAGCTAGATTGGATAAGATTGAAAATTATTTCAAAGGAGATTATTCGGAATTGAGAGAAGCAATCTCTTTGCAGCCTAAGAATAGGGTCAAAGGTCTATTTGGGGTAAGAACTACTGAAGATGGCAAACAATATCAAGCTGTTTATGTTCAAAAGTTCTTGAAAAACAGTGTGACGGATTATAGTAAGCTAGATGCAGAACTTCAAGATAGAAAAGCTGCCGGAGCTTATCCTACTACAGAGTTTGAAGTCTGTGACCTAAAAGAATATACAATAGAACCAACCGACTTCAATAATAACACAACCCAGACAGAATCTCCTTTTGATATGCCAGTGCAATCTTCTCCGTGGTTTGATAAATAATAATAAATAGAAAAATAATGTGAATATGCCATTTATCTCTGGAAGATCTTCAATTAGCTTAGAGGACATACTGAAGAAAACAACAGAATCTAGTATTCTATACTTTTATTTAGGTATCACAGAGATACCTTGTATAATCAATTCCCCTCTCAGAGAGGATAAAAGACCTTCTTTTGGATTATATTCAAGGGATGGCAAAAGAATATTTTATACCGACTTGTCTACAGGAGATAGAGGAGGATTATTCGATCTCCTATCTAAAATGTGGGGAATGTCATATGTGGAAGTATTAGAGAGAATAAACAAGGATATACCTAAGTTTTCTAATGGTTCCAATATGAAGTCATACAGCCCATGCAATACAGTCACTATTGGAAAATATAATAAATTGACAGACCTACAATGTAAGGTAAGAGAATGGGAGAGGTATGATATAGAGTATTGGGAATCCTATGGAATAACCCTAAAATGGTTAAAATATGCTGATGTTCATCCTATATCTTACAAAATAGTGATAAAGGATGGAGTAAGAAGAGTTTATAGAGCAGATAAATATGCATATGCATATGTTGAGAGAAAGGATGGGAAAATTACCCTAAAAATCTATCAACCATTCAACAAAGATGGATACAAGTGGAGTAATAAACATGACTTATCAGTAATTAGTTTATGGACAAAGATACCTGAATATGGAGACATAGTATGTATATGTTCCTCTATGAAAGACGCCCTTTGTCTATGGGCTAATACTGGTATTCCCTCTTTGGCTGTTCAGGGGGAAGGCTATAGAATGAGCAACACGGCTATTAATGAACTTAAAAGAAGGTATAAAAGAATATTCATATTATTTGACAATGATGAAGCAGGACTTGTAGATGGAGAAAAATTGGCTAAATCTACCGGATTTATTAATTTAACATTACCGAAATTTGAAGGAGGAAAGGATGTGTCCGATTTATACCACTTCCTTCAAAACAAAGAAGATTTTATTAAAATAATAAAGGGATTATTTTACAAACAATAAACACATTAATAGGATTTAATTATGGAAGCAAGAAAAATCACAATCGTATCTACGAAAAATCAGGAAAAAAGTGTAATCATGTCTAGTGCTACTACATTAGGAGAACTGAAGAGAGATCTAGATAGTGCAAACATAGATTATCAAGATATGGTATTCTATGAAGGGGTTTCAAAGACTGAGTTGATCAATAATGACTCTGTTCTCCCTCATGATATTCCCTATAAGGGGCAGACTACCAATGAACTTGTATTTATGTTAACCGTTCCTAATAAGAAGATTAGATCTGGAGCTATGAACAGAAAAGAGATCTATGCTCTCATCAAGGAGTACAACCTGCAGAAGGTCTGTCTTGAAGAGTATAAAAAGGATTATACCAGATGTAAATCTGAAGACCTTCTCAAGTTAATTGAATATCATAGATATGCCCCCAAGCAATCTGCTGAGACGGTAGGACCTAATGATGAATTAATGAAGAAAGTAAAGAATCTTGAAGTAGCTGTAGAACTAATATCAGATTCTTTGAGAGAAGAATCTGTTATCACCAACGCCAAGTTTTGTGAGATCATGAAGCATATTGTGCCTTCTTTTGAGCCCGCAGAACTAAATAAAGTCAACTCATCCTACACAGATGATGAAATCGACGAAATGTTTAAATTTATTTAATAAAGATTTATTAATTAGCAGGTAAGAGTTTCTCTTACCTGCTTTTTTTTTATTATATAAATATGGTAGGAGAAAAAACTAGAGAAGTTATAAAAACCATAATTGAGGAACATCTTCAAAATGTAACAAATGTGCTACAAGTATTTGAGGATTTTTTCGGGGAAGATAAGGTAGATTTACAAGGTGTTCCTACTGTTTCAGAAATGGAGGAGAAATTCTTAATGGTCTATGGAGAAACCGAAATCGAGGATATAGCATCTTCCTATACATTATCACTTCCAGAGAATATACCTAGTACAGCACTTGTGAAGGATATATCAGACGAAGATTTAAGTGGCATTCCTAATATTCTAAAAGAGATATTATTAAGATTATTATCTACAGAACTTTTCCATGTCTTCATATATTTTCCAAAGGTAAGAGTCAGTAATGAGTATGATGTGTTTATAGATATTACCGAATTATATGTCAGAGTCATCCTAGATACAGCAGGCACTATGGTAGGATCCTTTTCTTTTAATAGAGGTGAATACACAAGAGTACAATATCTTAATGAATATATGCATTCCCATGCATGTGGAATACCTAGGGGAAATTATAGAAGGTTTCTTGATGTATGCTTAGGGTCTGGCCCTATAAGAAACACAGTAAATCGATTAAATGCTCATTATGACCTAGATATTTGGAAATTGTTTTGTGTAGAATTGGAGAAATATGTAGCAACAGAATCTTTGAGTGGAGGTCCTTATAGAAGATTAGAGGATGTAAGTTTTTATAATGTTAATTCAAAAGTAAAATTAATTCTTGATTCTCGTAAATCAGTATGGATGGAACCACATCTAATACCTATGATCAATGACTTCATGAAATACTTTATAAAACAAAAAAAGTTGACCTTCAATTATAGGAATGGAGGCTACTCCATTGGTATGAGCCCTACAGAATTTGTGATACTAGTAAGCAATGAATTCATTGATTGGTTCAACACTACAGGAAGGTATAAGTACACAAAGAAGGTTATAGGAAGATTAGACACAGGAATGTCCAAAATTATAATGAAGGTATATATAATCGGTGACACTATATATAAAATAAAGGATAATATTGAAGATTTTAATAGCAATGAAGCTAATTTAGGGGTAATGGGAACATTTAAAGGAAAAGAAGTGGTGGTCCACATAGCAGAAGAGAATGACACTGGCGCTACTCCAACTATCATACTACTTCCGGGAATAATAAGTTATATACTAAGTGAAATATTAAAATTAATAAATTGTATATATGGAGAAAGTAAATCAAACTTTGGAGATAAATCAGAACAAGGTAGGGGAACAGAGGATTCCTGTGACCAAGAGTGCTACTACTTATAAAATGATAATACCTAAAGAGGTAGAAGAAAAAATAAGGTGCATATGCAGGAAGGTGTGGAGAGATGAATGGTCTGGAGTTCTATTCTTTACTGTTGAAGGAGCTTTTAAAGATAACAGCCTAATCATAAGATGTGAGGATATATATGTTATGGATATTGGAAGTAGTTCTTATACAGAGTTCAATATGTCTCCTGATATAGCCAGTTATATGGCAAGCAATCCTAAATTATTAGACTGTCAAATGGGTCTTATTCATTCACATAATAACATGGATACATTCTTTAGTGGGACAGATATAAGAACCCTAGAAGAAGAAGGATTGGATAGGAATCACTTTGTTTCTTTAATAGTTAACAATCGAGGGGATTATACAGCAGCTATAACCAGAAGATTGATAAATAAGCGTATTACTGAAAGCTTCTGCTATCCTAGCTTCGGGAATATTCAGGTTAGTGAAACTAGAAATTCACAAGGGTCTAGTGCTGAAGAATTAGAATATTACTATCTTGATATAGAGATAGAAGGATACAATAAATACACTGAGTTAGAACTTAGACTTAAAGAGATAGAAGGGTTTAAGAAGATCCAGGAAGTAAATAGTAGATTTAACACTCTCTCTTATACACATGAGCCTCTATCCAGATTTAAACCATTAGCACAAGAGAATGCACACAGTCTAGTGGAAGAAGATGATTTAAGCTGGAAGCAACAGACTTTGAAATTTACGAAGAAATATAGTTTCAATAAGGATCTAGCAAAGTCTTTAGCTCTTCAATTAGTAACAGGAAGTGTAGTCATTCCTAGAGAAAGTAAAATAAATATAAAATCTTGGGTAGCAGGAATGGTTCCTATCTATGAGAGAAGATTTGGGAAGGGAGAAGAAGGATTGAATATATTTGAGAAATGGGCTGAAGGATTCATAGAATTCCTATGTTGGTTCACAATAGATGAAGATTTGATCAAACAAGGAATAGAGGAAGATGAGATGAATACATTATGTGCTATTGCAATTAAGAAAGAGCTGGAAGATCTTGATAGCAATATATACATAGAAAAATTTATTGAAATATTAAACGGTTACATTTGATTCTATAGGAGAAAATAAGTATGATGAAGTTAGGTCAAGTTGCTCAACAGAGTATAGAAGAAGTATTAGAATTAATTAGGAAAGGGAATATTCCTAGCATCGAGCATGTCCTCTGGAATGGAATGCCTGCTAGAGAAGTCAGAATAAAAGATAATGCATTTTATCTTAGTGAAAAGGAATACTCAATGCTAATAGATGAGATGGTATCTCAGAGTTTAGTTGAAGATGAAATCCCCAAAAATTCTGAGACCTTATTGATAAGTGAGGAAACATCAAGATTTAATTCTGCTATCTGGTTCGATAAAACACGTAAACAGGATGTTACTATAGCTGGTTTGGGTGGGATAGGAAGTTATGTGGTATTCATGTTATCTAGACTAGATGTTAATACAATGACCCTGTATGATCCAGATATAGTGGAAAGGGTTAATTTATCTGGGCAACTGTATAACAGTAATCAAATAGGGGATTACAAAGTAGATGCTGCAGCAAATATGATAGCGAATTATTCAAACTATTATAGTTTTGTAGCTAAGCATGAGAAGCTAGATGAGAATTCGATGATAAGTAAAGTAACTATTTGTGGATTTGATAATATGAAAGCAAGAAAGGATGCTTTCAGAAATTGGACCAATTTTGTAGCTAGATTACCAGAAGAAGAACGAGGGGAATGTCTATTTATAGATGGCAGATTAGCAGCAGAAGAGCTTCAAGTGTTCTGTATAAAAGGAGATGACACGGATGGCGAACGAAGATATGAGCCCTATTTATTCTCAGACTCTCAAGCTGCTCCTACAGTATGTAGCTATAAACAAACTACTTTTATGGCTAATATGATTGGATCTATTATAGTTAATTTATTTATTAACTTCGTAGCAAATCAGTGTAACCCTCTTATAGATAGAGATCTCCCATTCTATACTGAGTATAATGCAGAAACAATGTATTTTAAAACTATAGCATGATGGTTTTTTCAAAAAGATATATAGATAATTTATATAGTGCAGTAACAGCTAATTGCTACTCAGTACTGCAGTCCCCGTCTTTGGGAACTGAAAATATGAATCCTTATAGAGTAATTGTCGAAGCCAATATAAAAAAAGAGGTAGATATAGAGATTCCTACTGTATTAAAAGCATCACTTGATTATCTGCCTAGAAGTATAGCTGGAGAAATACTGCAGAAAAAACATAGGATAGGAATTGCTGTGCCCTTGAATTCTAGAAATAATATAGTTTCTGGGAATAATACATTGATTAAAGAACTGTTTAGGTTACTCACTTTAAATAAAGTATCTTGTAAAGATCAGATATACTATGGATGTAAAGGAATAGCATTTGATAGCTACATGAAGATGCTATTAATGATAAATAAATGCTACAAGGTTGAGAACTTCAAGTTGGTCCCTACTAAGAAGATAATAGTACATGTATCTCCAAAGGTATTCATAGATAGATCAAGTACCTTAGAGAAGCATATAATCAATAGAGTTATACCTGCTTTCCTATCTGAGGATAATTATTACGGATTCCAATATGAAGTGGAGGTGAAAATAGATGATGCTAAGGAGTTTATAAGAGCTGTTCATCCCCCCCAAGATAGAGACATGAATGAGGCTTTAAATAATCTTCTGGAGGATAATGTTAATAGTTTATTATTGAAGAGATGACAGCAGAAGAATATTTTGGAGGTTGGACTAAGGTGATTGATAAGGCAGAACTTAATCATGTAATGAGTGTACTATCTAAAGAATATACAAACAAACCTATATGTCCTAATCAAGCTGATGTATTCAAGGCCTTTAAATTATGTCCATTCGAAGATTTGAAGGTAGTATTTTTGGGGCAGGATTTTAATAAGTAACTATAAATAATTTACTTAAAGTATTGTAATATTAGGTCAAATACCTTATCTTTGTACTATTAAAAATTTTGATAGTATGAAGAATCATAAAGATTTAGAAATGGGTAATGACTTAAAACAACTTCTTATAGGAAGTTTATTAGGAGATGGATGTTTTTGTTCAGTAGGAAGTAAAACTAAGAATATGTGTCTTAGTATAGCACATTCTGAAAAACAAAAAGAATATCTTGAGTATAAATGGAATATACTAAATAAGTATAATTTAGTATCTCCTATAGTTGAGTATCATATAAATAATAAAAGATATTCACACGAATTAGTAGGGTATAGATTTAAATCTAGATTACATCCTATCTTTACAAATATAAGATTAAAATACTATGATTCTAATGGTCATAAAAGAGTTTTCGAAGAATTTGTAAAAGATATAGATGCTTTAGGTTTGGCTATATGGTATATGGATGATGGTTATGTAACTAAAAATTCATGTATCTTATCTACTTGTTCATTTACTCTTGAAGAACAGCTTTTGTTAGCTAACATATTATTAAATAAATTTGACTTACATTTTACTGTAGGCAAACATGATAATAGTATGTATCTACAAGCTAAGGATTTTCCTAAGTTTGTAGAACTAATTAAAGATTATATTATTCCATCCATGCAATATAAACTAATTACTTATAGTAAAAGAAGGGTTCTGGATAAACAGGGTGAATTGCTGGAACAACTTAATGAGTCAATCAGCAGCCAAGCTACAGAAGAGCATAAAAGTATGTAGAAGGTTCAGAGACTAACAGGTGAATAGCTCAAATAATAAACCTGACACGAGTGCCCTGCATTGGAAACAATGAAGATATAGTCCGAACTATATGGTAACATATAGAACTAACAGATAAAGAGCTGTTAGGGTAACAAATTGCCTTATCCCCAGAAAGGAATAGCCACTGGTGTATTATTTGGAAATAGGAAGGAAGTCTTAGAAGAGAATTTATCTCCTTCTCTTCAAGTGATAAAAGAAGCAGTAATAGATTTTGAAATTCCCCACAATAATATTATCTTTGACCAAACTTTAGAGAGTTGGGCCAAGCAGGGTATATTAATGATTAATTCTGCCCTCACAGTGGAGATGAATAAAATAGGTTCTCATGTCATGGTTTGGAGACCATTCATAGCCAAACTATTAAAGAATCTATCTGAATGTTCTTGTTCCATTATATATGTATTATTCGGTAAGCAAGCTCAAACATTTGATCCATATATTAATAAAAGATTTAATCACATTTTAAAAATTGAGCATCCTGCATACTTTGCAAGGAGTGGGACAAAGATGCCTCATTATCTATTTGATGAAATAGATAAAAAATTAAGAGATATTTATGGGTATTCCATAAAATGGTATGAAGAATATTGACATTAAACAGAAAAATATGAATAAGAAAAGGTATTACACTAAAGCAGGTGAAGAAGTAAAAATGGGTGACGTTATAAGAAGAGTACGTAGGGGAGATTACTTTTCTGTAATTCAAGAATTTATTGTACTTCCTAATAGCATAAGTAAACTAATTAAAAAAGGTTTAATAGTAGAGAGAGAAGATCTAGAAGAAGGACCCCTTAAATCTGAAAAAGATGTAGAGTATTATCTTAGGAAAATATGCCAAAAATCCAGTCTAAATGAAGAGAATTCTATGGAATTCCTTTTTACCTTACTTAATATTTGTCCAGCTTCACTATATACTATGTTCTTAAGGGAAATAGCTATCGATCTAGATGCCAATTATGAAGATCATATTAGTAATAGCCCTGACATATACATGGTAGATATAATTAGTATGAAAGTTTATAACCTGAGAAAAGGATGTATCAAGGATTACAAAAACTTCGCTGCTTTCAGATCTGCCAGAGAAGCCCAAATTGCTCTTGGATTATTGGAAGAGCTTCAAAATTTGCTAACGCAAGAATGTTTTGACTTTAAATGAAAACTGCAAATAAAAAGATAAGGAATGCTACTGTCTGCAAGGATAGTAGCATTACCTTTAAGAGTGTTATAGAGAAGAGATTTTATAATATCCTTCTGCAACATGGATTCAATCCTCAATATGAGCCTAAGACTTTTACTTTATGGGAGGGGTTCCAACCAATAACCCCTTATTATGATAAGGAGACAGATAGACAGGTAGCCAAGAGACTTGAGGAGGGGGTAAATAATTGCCCATCGAGGATGCTAGTACAGAAGACTGGAAAATTGGTAGGTATTAGATATACTCCAGATTTCTATTTTAAGTATAATAATCTCAATGTGTATATTGAAGCCAAAGGGATAGAGAATGATGTGTTCTATATTAAAAAGAAGATGTTTCTGCATTACCTAGATAGATTACACCTAGAAAAAGGAGAGAAATCTATTTATTTTGAGGTATATACTAAGAAACAGCTTCTTCAAGCAATAGAAATTATAAAGAATTATGAATAGTACACCAGTAGAGAGAATTAGAAAATTAATTAGTTTACTTCCTGAAAAAGATATTAACTTGGGTTACAAATTCTTAGACAGTCGAGATTTCTCTTCATTAAAAGAGTTAGTAGATTCGGCAATACTTAAAGTAAAAAAGAATGTGACTAGTGAACACCCAAGACCAGAATATGCTAAAATTGATCTAGAAGGTTTACATATACTCAAATCTGAAGTAGATGTGTATTTAATGAGGCTTGAATTGCCCAATGATTTTAATAATTCGGATTATGAAGTCTTTATATGATATTTCGTGGAAAGTAAATGAGGAGGAATATAGGTCCGATCAAGCCTATTCTTATTCCACTATAGCTAGATTTAACAGAGAAGGATTTAATGGTTTGAGGAATTTATATGATAAAGTAGAGACTCCTTCTTTGTTATTTGGTAGTATGGTAGATACTCTTCTTACAGATGGTCAAGAAGAGTTCAATAAAAGATATGAGGTAGCTGAACTTCCTGACATTAGTGACTCTCTTGCTCAGGTAGCCAAAATGCTATTCAATACATGCCATGAATCTTATAGTAGTATAGAGCAAATACCAGACAGTATTATATCAAGTATTGGGGAATCTTGTGGATATTATTCCAATCCTAAGTATGCCTCCTATAGAATAAGAAAGATAAAAGAAGAGTGTAGAGATTATTACTCTCTATTATTTTTATCCAAAGATAAAACATTAGTATCAACTAAAGATTACATAAGTGCCTGTGAATGTGTAGAAGTATTGAAAACACATAGAATGACTAAGTGGTACTTTGAACCTAATAACCCATTTAATCCTGAAATAGAGAGGTTTTATCAATTAAAGTTCAAAGGAGAATGGAATGGGATCCCATTGAGATGTATGGCGGACTTACTAGTGGTTAATCATAAGGATAAATCCATTATACCTTGTGATTTAAAAACATCTGGAAAGAATGAATGGGAATTTTATAAATCTTTTATAGACTGGAATTATTGGATACAAGCTCAGCTTTATTGGTATCTTATAAGGCAAACTCTAGATAAGGATGATCTTTATAAGAATTATAGATTATTAGATTACAGATTTATAGTAATCAATAAATATAATAAAAAACCTCTCATATGGATATATGAGGATACTGTTGGATTTGAAGATCACATCTATGGAAGAAACAAGCAATACTTATGTAGGCATTGGAGTAAGATAGTATCAGAGCTCCACCATTATTCTACTAATAATGTAGAATATCCTATAAATATTTCAAAAACTAACATGATAACAGATTGGTTAAATAATGAATGATTTATTAAATTACTTTAATGGAGATGAGTTAGCAGCTTCTACATGGAAAAACAAGTATGCTATGGAAGGAGAGAGAACTCCTGATGATATGCATAGAAGACTTGCTAAGGAATTTGGTAGAATAGAGAGGGAATATGCAGATAATACTTCTATCAGTCAAAAGGACAAATTAATGTTATCCTCTTATGGATATAATAGGAAAGAGCTAAAAGAGGAGGATATATACGAATTGTTTAAAAGATTTAAGTATGTAATCCCTGGAGGTTCTGTCATGTCTGGATTAGGCACAGGAAAATTAGTCTCTTTATCTAACTGCTTTGTAATAGGATCTCCAGAAGATAGTTATTCTAGCATAATGAATACTAGAAGTCAACAGGTTCAACTTATGAAAAGACGAGGAGGTGTTGGCTATGATCTATCCAACTTGAGACCAAGAGGAACTAAAGTAAATAATGCTGCAAAGGTATCTACAGGGGCAGCCTCTTTCATGGAAGTATGTTCTGATATTACTAATGAGGTAGCACAAGGAGGCCGTAGGGGAGCTTTAATGTTAAGTATAAATATAAATCATCCTGATATTGAGGAATTTATCACTAAGAAACAAGATCTTACTAAAGTGACTGGTGCTAATATTAGTGTGAAGGTTACAGATGAATTTATGAAAGCAGTAGTTGATGATAAGGATTATTTGCTTAGATGGCCAGTATATACTAACTATAGTCCATCACAACTAGAGGAGATGGAATATGACAAGTTGCTTTGTATTGGAGAATCTCTTTCCGTTGATAAGAGGGTTTATCTGAAAAAGATTAAAGCAAGAAAATTATGGAATACTCTAATGCATTGTGCATACAATACTGCAGAACCTGGAATAATATTTGAAAGTACCATGCATAATTATGCTCCTGATGGTGTTTATAAAGAATTTAAGATGATCGGGACAAATCCTTGCGGTGAAATACCAATGGGTCCCTTTGATAGTTGTAGATTAATTCATATTAATTTAACAAGTTACATAGTAGATCCATTTACAGATATGGCACATATCAATGAAGAATTACTCTACAAGCATTCTTATGAAGCTATGAGATTAGCAGATGACTTAGTAGATCTTGAACTGGAAGCCATAGATAAAATCATAAATGTAGTTAAAGATGAAAAAGATTTTGTAGAATTTAATCTGTGGAATAGGATAAAGGAGACTACTAGAAGAGGTAGAAGAGCAGGTCTTGGGTTTACTGGGTTAGCAGATGCCATAGCTATGTTAGGATTGAAATATGACTCTGACGAGGGTATTGAAAATGTAGAGCAACTGATGAAGATTATATTCAATGGTCAGTTTGATGCTCAAATAGATATGGCTATTGAAAGAGGAGCATTCCCAGCCTGGGATGCATCTAAGGAGTTTGAAGTTGAGAAATCATTTGTTTATGGTAAGAATAAGTGGTATGAATTCATCAATAGAAACTTCCCTATAGCAACTGCTAAGATGATGTGTTATGGCAGGAGGAATATAAGTTGGTCAACTGTAGCACCCACAGGTACTGTAAGTATTATGGCTCAATGTTCTTCTGGCATAGAACCTGTATTTCTACCTTTCTATGAAAGGAAGAGAAAGTGTATGTCTCCTGATGATAAAGCAGACTATACTGATGTAAAAGGAGAGAAATATACTTTATTTACAGTAACTCATCCTAATTTAGCGAAGTGGCTTTGTTCTTCTATATTTGGAGGTAACTTTAATAGTAATGAATATCTAAAGAGGTTACAGGATATAGAGTATCTCAAAATAGCTTTCAAGGATAGTCCGTATTATGGATCCACTGCATCAGAAATTAATTGGAGACAGAGAGTTAAGTTGCAGGGCATTATACAAAAATATATTACCCATAGCATCAGTTCCACTATAAATCTACCAAAAGAAGTTACTGAGGAAGAAATTGCTGATATCTATATAGAAGCATGGAAAACTGGAAATAAAGGACAGACTATATATAGAGATGGTTGTAGGGAAGGAGTCTTGAATAAGATAGAAAAGCCTAGTACTATAAGTAATAGACAAGCTCCTAAGAGACCTAAAGAGCTTGAGGCCGACTATCATCAAGTCAAAGTGAAAGGGGAACAATTTATCGTTCTTGTAGGATTGTTAGAAGGGAAACCTTATGAAATTTTTGCATTCAGACCTCTAAGACCTATTGATATTCCTCCCCATAAAGGAAAGATTATCAAGAAAGGTAAAATGCACTACAGCTTTGATAGTAAGTTTATTCAATTATCTGATTTACAGTTGGCTAATACTAATATAGAGGAGAAAGCCGCTACTTTATATTCATCAATGCTATTAAGACATGGAGTTAGTATTGAGTTTATTACTAAAACAGCCAAAAAAGTAAATGATAATATAACTTCTTTCAGTTCTGCTATGTGTAGGATATTAGCAAAGTATATCAAGTCCTCTGAGGTTAAGGGAGAAGTATGCCCAGAGTGTGGTGGAAATCTAGTAAGAGATGGTGGTTGTACTCACTGTATGAATTGTGGTTATTCAAGATGTGATTAACTATAAAGAATTATTTAATTATGGAAATTGTGATATTAGATCATTCTAGATCCTCCGTAGATTGTATAAAAATACCAGAGGAGGTAGCCGAGAAAATAGATAATGTAGAGGATTACCTTAAATCTATAAACTATGATATAGATAGTATTTCTTTTATGGTAGGAGATAATATTATGCTTAATAAAAGAAGAGCTTTAAATCCTCCTCATGTAGTGGATTACAAGTACTTGTTTTAACAATGAAAAAAAAAATAAAATAAACATGAAACTTAAAATAAAAGTAAAAGTATTAGTAGAGGGTTGTATGCCTGAAATCAATAAACTTGGGGATTGTATTGATTTGAGAAGTGCCGTAGATATGGATATTCCAGCTCCTCAATCAGGTACTCTTAAAAGGAGAACAGATCAAGAAGGAAATGAAGTTGGGTACAGAAATGTAACAATGGAAACCTATTATGTACCACTTGGAGTAGCTATGGAATTACCAAAAGGGTTTACAGCTAAGATACTATCCAGAAGTAGTACACCAAAAAAAGTAGGACTGTTTATTCCTAATGGTATTGGTTTTATAGATAATATTTATAAAGGAGATGAAGATGAGTGGAATTATGTCTGTTCTCCTATGAGAGATACTTCCATTAAGAGAGGAGATAGAATCTGCCAATTTGAAATAGGACTTAGTCAGCATGCCTCTATATGGCAAAAATTGAAGTGGCTACTAAGTTCTGGAATAAAACTGGTTGAAGTAGATAATCTGGGAGAAGAGCAAAGAGGAGGCCTTGGTTCCACAGGGCTCAGGTAATAACCAAAAAAAAAACAATGAAGAATGATATTAGATATAATAATTGTGGCATTAATGGTATTAGCAGTGGCTTTCATTGCTGATACCATCATGGAAGTAAGGAATAGAAATAATAGTAAAATTTCTTTTAAGGAATCTATGGATTTGACAGAGTTACCTATAGTGACATTTAATTGCAAAAAGAAAAAATTAAATTTCCTATTAGACACCGGAAGTAACTTGTCTCATATAAATAGTTCTGTTTTACCTCTTCTGGACCATAAAGTTTTAGGCGAGAGTTCCAATGTAATGGGATTTGAAGGGAATGTAGTTAGTACAGGCACTTGTAAGATAACTGTAACATATAAGAGAAAGAAATTTGAAGAAGAATTCAGTATAGCGGATTTAGATGCAGCATTTAATACAGTTAAACAAGAGTCTGGGGTGCAGCTTCACGGAATATTAGGAAATAGATTCTTTGAGAAATATAGGTATATCATTGATTTCAAGAATTTGATAGCATATATGAAGTAATGGACAACATAATAAAACTTAATTCTAGAGGAGGAATAGACAACTGTCTAAGAAAACTTAAGAATATGAGTGGAAAAGATTCCAAAACCTATGTATTGAAGCACGATTATATAAATGTGAAATCTGGGTATGTAGAGGAGACTAAGAGATTTATTTCCCCACCAGGAGGTCCTATGATAATAGAAGGGGAGTTTCTGAAAGAAGCTGGGGCAGTTGTTAAGTCTATTATTTATTCAATAGGGTATGGACATGTTGTAATATTTGAATAATGATATACGCAGTTACGAAAAATAAAGAGTTGTTTGAACCTGAGAGGTATAAAATAATAGGGGTAGATGAAAGTCTATCCCTACTTGAACCTCTTAGGATTGTTGGAGTTGATACTGAGACTAGCGGATTAAGTTGCCATAAGGATAAGCTCTTGTTATTGCAGTTAGGATGCTTTGATTTTCAAGTAGTGATAGATTATCTTACTACAGATATTACTTTATATAAAAACTATCTTGAATCTGATAGGCTTTTCTTATTTCATAATGCTAAGTTTGACCTACAGTGGCTTTATAAATATCATATAGTTCCTCGTAATGTCTATGACCTATTTCTAGCAGAGAAACTAATGTGGTTAGGTTACCCTACTGTATTAAGTCCAGAAGTATGGGATAAGATACAATGTCCTAGATATGACTATGTACCAGCAGATCCTAGTAAGAAGGGCTCGAAAGCTAAGTATATCTTGTATATGAATCTAAAAAAGTTAGGTGAAATGTATCTTGGAATAGAACTAGATAAGTCTATAAGAGGGCAGATCATCTATAAAGGCCTTACAGAAGATGTTATAGTTTATGCTGCTAATGATGTAAAGTACCTTGAGAAGATACGAGAATTACAACTGAAACAATTAGAGAAGCAAGGACTTCTTACTGCCATGGAGTATGAAAATAAGGCTATACTTCCTATTGCTTACATGTGCTACTGTGGTGTAAAGATGGACAAAGATAAATGGCAAAAGAAAATGGAGCATGATCAATCTATTCTTAACAGTATTAAAAGTGAAATGGATGAGTGGCTTATAGAGCATGAGCCTGATTCAAAATATATTAAGATAGATAGACAAGGTAACCTATTTTCAGGTTTTAATACCGAGCCACAAGTAACTCTTAATTGGAATAGTCCTAAACAAGTTATCCCCTTATTCAAGAAATATGGAGTCGATACCACTGCTCTGGATAAAGAAGATGATGAGGATAAGGACAGTATAGGAGCTAAGGTACTAGGCCCTCAGAAGGATAAGTGCAGTCTTATTCCCTTATATATAAGGTATAAGGAAATGAAAAAGCTGTGCAGTACTTATGGAGCAAATGTACTTAAGCAGATAGACAAGGATACTGGAAGGCTATATACCAACTTTAACTCATTGGGTACTGATACAGCAAGAATAAGCTCAGGGGGTAAGGACAAGTCAGCTAAGGTTGAGTATGTAAATATGCTTAATATGCCTGCTGATGCTAAGACTAGGGCTTGTTTCATAGCTGAAAGTGGCAATAAATGGATAAGTGCCGATTACTCAGGGCAAGAATCATTTATCATGGCTGATGTAGCTGATGATAAGGAGATGATTAGAGAGCTTACCTATGGTGAGAAGGACCTGCATACACTAACTGCAAAGATAGTATTTCCTGAAATTCCTAAAGATATGCCTGCCAAAGAAGTTAAGAAGCAGTATCATAAGTTGAGAAGTGAGGCTAAAGGTTATGAGTTTGCTTTTAATTATGCTGGTAATGACAACACCATTATGAGAAACTTCGGGCTTACAGCTAAAAGAGCTAAAGAGATATATGACAATTATATGAAAGGTTTTAATGGTCTTAAAAGATATATTGGGTTCAGAAAGAAGGACTGGTTCAGTAAAGGCTATATAGACCTTAATCCTAAAGTTGGATATAGAGCCTATATCTATGATTGGAACTATCTTAGGAAGCTACAAGTAAAGTTTAAGGAACCTGGGTTTTGGGATTACTATAGGGAAATGAAAATAGATGCTCCTAAATGTGATACGGTGCAGATGGTAAAAGAGTTCTTTAAGAGGAAGTCTGATTCTGATAGGCAATCCGTTAATTATCCTATACAGCATACTGGAGCATTGTGTTATAAGGTAAGCATGATAAACTTTTTTGAATACTTAAGACGTAATGACTTATTATTCAAGGTATTGATTACTGTAACACCCTACGATAAGTAATTTTGTTGTAGTAAAACAGTGTTAATTGCTTGAAACCCTTAAAGATTTAATCACTGAATTATTGTAATAATAAACTAGTAAAAGTATTAAATATGATTTTAAGTAACTTAAGAGAAATAGGCAATAAGCAGCTTTATGATTTTACAAGAGAGCAGACTCAGGTTTTTCTTACTGCTATATTAGGGGATGGTTGCATATCTACTACTAATAGTGGTAGTACTATATATACATCCAATTGTAAGCATAAGGAATACTTAGAGTATAAAAAACAATTAATTGGTAAAGGCAAAATAAATCATGTAGATAGCAATGGCTATAACCAAACTCCAATATATACTTATTATGGAGGAGCTTGGTCTTCACTTAAATTAATCAAGGAACTCCCTATAGAAGAAGTAGTGAGTAATCTTGATGAGTTAGGTTTAGCATTGTGGTTCTATGATGATGGGAGCCTTCATAAGAGGGACTTATATTACAACCTTAATACTCAGAAATTTTCTCTGAGTATTCAAGAAAATGTATTTATTCCTTTCTTTGAGAGTATAGGAGTAAAAGCTAAAGTAAGAGTAGATAATAATCATAGCAGACCATTATATTATTTAGGAATAAATAAATATGAGGGAGCCTATATTATTCATTCTATATTAGCTAAATATCCTATTAATTGTTACTCTTATAAATTATGGAGTTCAGAGACTATCCAGAAATGGAGTAAGCTGCAAGAGCAGCTGAAAAGCACTGATAGAAATCTAACCAATGGGCAACTAGCCTATATGTGGAGATTTTTATAAGATATAGTCCGACCTTTAGAGAAATCTAAAGAGAATATGTGGAATCGACATATTCGTAACATATGTGGAAATCAACTGTGAAGCTCCAGAAGAGATAGCGGAAGATATAGCTAAAGTACTATATGATATAATGGTTAAAGCTGGAGCATATTTTGTTCACAGGGTAAAGTTGGATGTAGACGTGTCCAGACATAAATTATGTATAGGAGACTTTGAATTTAATGGAGAGAAGATCATGGTTAAGGGCGATGTTATAGCCTCTATGGGAGAAGATGTTCTAGTAAATATCAGAACTAATCAGTCTTATAAAATAAAGGACTTACCAAAGAGCTATAAAGAGTATCTTGATGACAATGGTCCTCTTCCTACTTATTGGGTACATTAATTAAGATAGTATAGTAAAAGAAAATAAGTTAAGGAAATGGTAAAAATTAATAAAGTGTATAAAGATCTTATAGATAAACTTGAAAATGCTATAAGGGCAGGAGTATCTATAGAGGCTTTAAATCCTATAAGGTCTGTAATGAATGAACTGAAAATCTTAGGGCAAAGACCAGAACTTGACAGTAGTGTAGATTCCTTTATGGACATAACTACTAATATGGCTAAGACTTATGCAGCTAAAAATCATGATTATGGTAATTCCTTTGACTGTTCTCTTAATAAGTTTGGACTCATAGCAGGTCTAGTAAGGATGGGAGACAAGATGAATAGACTAGAATCATTAGTTAATAAGAAGGCTATGGTTAAGAATGAGTCTATTAAAGATACCCTTCTGGATCTTGCTAATTATGCTATAATGACTGTGATGTGGTTGAATAAAAGAGAAACTGGTAATGATTCCGTATAAAATGAAACACAAGGCTACTGGGCTTTACTATAAGCCTGGTAGACCTAATTTGTCTAAGATAGGGAAAGCCTACGGTACAGGAAATAATGGATTAAACTATATGGGAAATAATAAGTTTGTGAATATCATTAGTACTAAAGCACCTTTATCTAGAAGGCTTGAATCCTTGGGATATAAACTAAGATGGGTTGAATTTGGGACTCACTGTTGCTTTGAGATTCCTAAATCTGAATTTGAAATAGAATATCTAACTAGTAACGAAGGAGGGAAGTAGATGGTAATAGCAGTAGATTTTGATGGAACTTGTGTAACTCATGAGTTCCCTAAAATAGGTAAAGATATAGGTGCAATACCTGTATTGAGAAAACTAGTAGAGAAAGAACATCAAATTATCTTATATACTATGAGGAGTCACTGTAACAATAAATGTGTTACCAATGAGGGTGTTAGACTTGTGGATACTCTTCAGGAAGCTATTGATTGGTTTCGTAAAAAACGAGATTCCTCTATATGGTGTCAATGAAAATCCTACCCAACATAATTGGACTTCCTCTAAAAAGATATTTGCACATATTTATATAGATGATAGTGCTCTTGGGATACCACTAAAGCATGATGAATATAGTACATTACCCTATGTGGATTGGAATGGAGTAGAGATTTTACTAAAGATGAGAGGAATTTTGTAGATTTTAAAAAGATTCCATGCAAAGAAAACAATATACAAGGAGAGAATTTATTAAAATGGTAGAGAGTAATGGCTTCTATTATGATAGATGTAATGGAAGCCATTCTATTTACATAAATAGTGAAGGGAGGCATATCAGCATCCCGAAGAACATTAAGGACGTGATTATTAGGAGGTTGATTAAGGAGAATAACCTAGATACGAACTTAAAGAAAAAGAAGAAATGACTGAAAGTGGATATTATCCAGAAGGAGTGGAACATAATGATCATTCCCCATGGAATATAAAATCAAATTCAAGTAGGAAAATTGAGGTTGAAGCTACTATAACATTAAGTAAGATAGTACCGATATGGGTAGATGACTATACAATAGTGGATTCAGGGGTAGATGAAGATGGGGATTACTTTGAAGACATAGACTACTCAGAATGTGATATAGAAGGAGCAGTAAGAGACCAAATTATACTACCAGATAAAGATAATTTAAATGAGTGGAAGGTAGATAGTCTAGAAGTAGAAATTAAGAAATGTTGATGATATAATAAAGAAATGAAAGCGAAAGTTAAAACAACAGGGGAAGTCATAGAGGTATCACAGACAGAAAATATTATCACCAAAAGAGGAGTGGAGCGTCAATATGTTGATAACAAGCGTAGTTGGTGTACATACGTGCAATCAGAACTTGAATTTATTAAAGAAGAACCATGCAAGACTATTGATTGGGAGCAACGTAGGTACGAGATAGCCAAAGATATGATGACTTCTGCTGAACAACATAACAATGACACAACAGGATTCAAAAATACAATGGCACAAGCGCAATATGCAATAGAATGTGCCGATGCCCTCATTACGGAATTGAAGAAAGAAGACAAGCAATGAACATACTGATAAGTTTTATAATTTTAATAGTAGCAGCCAACTTATATATTCTCATAAGAAATGAAAAAGTATTTGTTTTCAGAACGTATATACTAGATAGAGCTCATAATGAGCTGCTTCGCATATTATATGAAGATATTGATAAGTATGAATCTATGCATAAAGAATGGAATAAAATTTATGATAGACATTCCTATAACAAAATGCTTTTTAGCTTTAAGCCTTTGAAATCGGAACATTGGTTTACTGAGGAAGAAATCAAGAAATTTAATCTATAATGTTTCTATTTGGTATGCAAGAAATATGAAAGACTTAAAAAGAATGGAACGTAAGATAGGAGAAATATTTGAGTACAACGGAGAATGGTATCAGTGTATTCATACAAAATCTCTTGGATGTGAGAATTGTGATTTAGCTACCAAGAGTGATATTCATTGTAGTGATGTATTTGAGATAAGAGGAGAATGTTTATCATGTTATAGAAAAGATGGTAAATCTGTAATCTTCAAGAAACTTAAAAAGGTAGGAGAACCTGAAATTATAAATGGAAAGAAAGTACAGTCAATTGTAACTGGATACGTAGGCTGTGCCTTCTGTATCTTCAAAAAAGGAGGAGCATGTTTAAGTGGTGGTACATGCAAAAATAGAGGCACAGGAACAATCTATGTAGAAGTCAAACAAAACAAAGAAAATATGGAAGAAAGTGCAGAATTAAAATTGTTTGCTGACAGAACATCTAATGTAAATGAAGTATATATGGAAAAAAGGCTTTGTAATAGACTAAAACCATTCAATTTAGAAGCAGCCAAAGCTGGTAAACCTGTCTGCACAAGAGACGGAAGAAAGGCAAGGATTATTTGCTTTGACTATAAAGGAGATTCTAATGCTTATCCAATATTAGCGTTAATTTCAACCATCAATTCAAGGGGAGTTCCAAGTGAGATAATTGCAAAATATACAGAAGATGGAAGATATGCCAAATACAATAATGTTGAGAATAATGAAGACCTTATGATTCTTCCAGAGAAGAAAGAAGGATGGGTGAATATTTACAATCGTAATAGGCCTCGTACAAGTAGTGAGAATTGCTATATTATGACAGGAGTTTCTGTATTTGAAACCAAAGAGGGTGCAATATCCTATATAGATAAGGATAAAGAATATATTGATACTGTTAAAATCGAGTGGGAGGAGTAAATATGAAGAAATTTTTATTGCTTTTATTAGTATCGCTTATACTAACAAGTTGCTATACAAATGGAGACTGTACAACTGCTGTAAAGGAAGCATACCCCGATAATGAGATATACCAGATAAAGATAAATGAGTTCATACTTGTTGATTCCATAGGAATATGGTATGTGAATGCGAATATGGGTGTAAAAGAACCATATACAGAAAAACAATTAGTTAGACTTTGGAGTAATTATGGGAGAGAAATTACATACGACAATGCGAAATGAGGGCAATGATAGGTATATTTGTACTATTAAAGTTCTTGGAGGAATAAAATATGTATATTGCGAGAAATAGAGATGGAGAATTAAGCATATTTGAAGAGAAACCTGTAAAAACTGCTTATGTTTGGGTTTCAGACAAAGGTGCTTGGGATATACTTAGCGATGATTCTAAGTTCCCAGAAGTAAGATGGGAGGATGATGAGCCAAGAAAGTTAGTATTAAACTCTCTAGAAGAGAAAGAAAGCTGTGAAGATAATAGAGGACTTCTACATTGTAATAATTGTGGAGGAACAAATATTCTAAAGCATGCATGGGTAGATGCTAATACTTTAGAATTTGCACAAGAAGATTGGGCAAATAATGAATATTGGTGTGAGGATTGTAATGAAATAGTAGATATTGCAGAAGAGGAGGAAACAAATGAAAGTAATAAAGATATATGCTGATTGGTGTGGACCATGTAAAGAGTTAGAAAAGTTATTGAAAGAGTGTAATATTGAACATGAAAGTGTTAATATAGACTCTATGGATGGAGAAGGACTTTCTCTTAAATATAACATTAAGTCACTCCCTACACTGCTAGTTACAGACGACGAAGGTAATCTTTTAAGGAAATTATCTGGAATGGTACCAAAAGAGAAATTAGTAAAATTTATTTATCAATAATTGTTGTATATGAAATTAATTAAACCCTCATGGGAGATTTTAGAACAGGAATCTGGGATAGATGGAATATACAAAGCCATAGAAAGAGCTGGAAGAACCTGTTATAAGTCTGAAGATAAGATTACAGAGAACTCAGCTAAACCATTTGTTGATAGAATGGTTAAGTCTGGTCATGGTGCTATGTTGGAGCATGGTACTGTATATCTTAAAGTAGTAGGAGATGAGAGGATGTCAGAGAAATATCAAAATAATCCTTACTCTAGGGTGATTCTTAGGTATCCTAAAGGAGATATTCCTAATATACATTGTATTCCTACTCATTATATAACTACTAACTTTAGAGTATTGATAGAGAAGGGTTGGCTTAATGACTTGAAGTTTGTCTGTGAACCTACTGGACATCATGAAAAGAGAATTACTGTTAGATTTATTTGTGATAGAGGAGTGTCCCATGAATTTGTAAGACATAGAGTATTCTCCTTTGCTCAAGAGAGTACCCGTTATTGCAACTATTCTAAAGATAAGTTTGGTAATGAGCTTACCTTTATTGAACCGTGCTGGTTGGAGGATTATAACTATGAAGGTAATACCTATTATAATGGATTCTTAGTAGCACTAAGAGCTGCCGAGGCTAACTATCTTAACTTACTAAAACAGTGGGAAGATAAGATACCTGACAAGAGATATAAGACTGGGTTCAGGAATAATCCTTGGACTCCTCAACAAGCAAGAGCAGTGTTGCCTAATGCCTTAAAGACAGAATTAGTAATGACTGGCTTTATTAACGATTGGAAACATTTCTTTGAATTAAGGTGTGCTCCTAATGCCCATCCTAGTGCTAGAGAATTAGCTATTCCATTAAGTGAAGAATTTGTTAAGAAAGGACTGGTATGATGAATATAGATAAATTAAGAGAAGCCTGGCTGCAGGATAATCCTAAAATATTCTGTTTTTCAAATATTTTTAATTTTGTTCAATTCTGTTGGGCTCACAAGTTTACTTCCTATAACTCTGCTGTCGCATATGATGCTGAAAATGATGAAATGTATTTAGTAGAAAAAGAATATGAGAACGAATTTAGTTAAGAAAAAAGACACAAAATCACCTTTAAATGATGGTATGCTTGATATGGTGATTGCATTTGATACTACTGGCTCTATGTGTGCTTACATTGAAGCAGTTAAGTTGAATATAAAGAAACTGATCCCTAAACTCTTTGAACAGAATTCTAATTTAAGGATAGGATTAGTAGCTTTTGGTGATTATTGTGATATGCTAAGCAAAGATAACTTTGGTGAGGCATATCAAGTATGTGAACTCACTAATGATGAGAATAGACTTATAAAGCTAAAAGACAAAAGAAGTCTATGGCTACAGCCTATAAGGAAGCTTTAGAATTCATTCAAAACAATCCTGTAAAGGACTATATTGAAGGAGAGGATAGAGTACTAAGAGGTTACAAGATGCAGTTTGTTTCTAGAGATGGTAAATATAAATGTATGGATATGGACATCAAAAGAACAGGAAAAGAGACTGGAGAAAGATATGTAAATATAAATACGATTTCACATCTTATTTATAATGGAGTAAAATATGTAGTAGAGTAATCTATTATATCTCTTCTTGACCATACTAGGAAATTTGCAAATGGGAGTAACAGAGAAATCTTGTTACTCCCTTAGTAATTTTTTTTTTTTAAGTCAAATAAGGATTCAAAATGTTATCTTATTCTAGTAAAGTAGATTAATATGAATATCTTAAGAGGTCAGATGTAAATATATAAATTGATCTCTTATTTCTTCACACTATAATTAGTAATCAAATTAATTAATGACAACTTTCACACTTAATATCTTGGTTTATTAAGGATAAATACTTACCTTTGCTATTGTTTTTTATTTAACAAGTATATTATATGAATAATTGTTTAGTAACAACTGAAGAGATTAGGTACTTAGCTAAGAAGTTACAAGGTGAGACGGAAGAATCTGTAAAGGGTCTTGTAGCTTTGTGGCAAAAAGAGAATAATAAATCTATTGAAGAGTATCCTTCTGCAAAGGAACTTAATGATTTCAGATTTAAACTCAGAAGTGCAGATGCAATAGAAATGCTTGATGAAGCATTATCTACTTCATTTGACGCTCCTAAGATCTCTTCTATTGAAGAGCAAGCTAAGGTTGATTTAGACTTTGACCCAAGAACCAGAAGAGATAGAGTAAATCTTATTGCTAGATTCTTTAGTAATGAGGTAGATAAAGCACTACAGGAAATGAATGATCCTCTTAATAAGAGAATGGATACAGCTTCTGATGAAGAAAGATTACAATTACAGATGGAGTTAAGCTCCCTTAATAGATTTGATGCCATAAAGAAATACACCCCTGCTGGATTATTTGACAGAGTATTGGATATATTTCAATCCTATATCAACGATACAGAAGAGAATAGAGTACAAATTGAACTTGGGGCAATAAATGCAAGAGAGCAGACATTAATTGATGAGGGTGTTATAGATGAATCTGAAAGATTCTCTGATGAACAAAAATTGGATGCTGCAAGAAGAAAAGCTGTATATAAGGAACAAGCTTATAGAAAAGTTGTTGATAACTTTAAACCTTTGGCAGAAGAAGCTAGCACATTACTCGTAATGACAGAAGGAGTTAGAATTGACTTGAACTATATTGCTCCTAAAGATGCTAACTTAAATGATGATACTCCTGAAGGATACAGTGAGCTTGATGAGCAAGCTGATGATTATAATAAGGAAGAGACTTTTAAAGATGGCTGGATGACTAACTTTAGACAAGTTAGTTCCCATGAATCATTATCTCAAGCAGTTAGAAAAGTTATTAGGGAAATACCCAGGCTTGACTATGAAGGAATGTATGAGGAAGATGATTTGGGTAATCTAAGGTATTTAGATGCTGATTATGTTCATGCAACTCTTATTGATAAATTGAGAGATATGATTACTTCTGAAGATATGATTCCTCTTATACAGGAACTTGAAAGGAATAAACCCTGGGTGGCTCAAGTAAGAGAATTACTTGAGAAAGATGATACTCTATTTTCTCAGTTCTATCAAGATTTTAGAAAGGATTTTATACCCTATTGGATCCAGAAGAAAAAGACGATGCTTGATGGTACATTCAAGATGCAAACCATTGCTATTAACAAGCCTGAAGGTGTATATTACCTTCTTGATGCTTGGAGAGATAACTATGAGAATGGTATGCAACTTGGTAATGATAGTGTATATGAGAAGAATGGGGACATAAATATTGAAAATGCTGAAAAAGGTCTTAAGTGGGTCGAAACTCTAAACAATAAATTCTCTAATTTGGATACTGAAGCAAGATTAGAACTTCTTGAGGATGATAGGATCTGGAAAACTATACTAAAGCTGTTGAATATGATTGGTATTGATGCCAATCCCTCTATATTAAGAAATGCACTAACTGATATTAGAACTTCTGATACAGCTAAGTTTACTGACCCTATTATGGTCCTACTACCTCAATTGAATATTATATTCAAAGGAATCAAGAAGGGGGAAATAAAGTCAGAAACAGGAGAAGATGGAATAGAGAAGAGAGGAGACTTAATTAATACATTTGGTTCAGCTTATAGTGCAATTGCAAATATGATGGCTAATGTAACTGAAGATGCTATTGAAAGTAGTGTTAGAGAGAATGATAAGTCTTATTACTCTCATGTCACCCCAAATTATCTTGGAAAGTTAATTAAACAGCTTAAGAATGTAAGAGGAGATAGGAAGAGATTTGAAGAATTTATTAATACTGAGTTTAAGCAATATGAGTGGTTCTTTAAAGATGGGAGATGGAGAAGTGACTGGTTAGAGCAACTGGTTAACTCTGAGGAAATGAGAAGAGGCCTAAATCATAAAGTAGTATTGAACTCTGATAAAGTGGACTACACTAACTGGGATGACTTAGATTATACCTTAGCACTTCTTACTGAATATTGGGGAGACCCAGAAGATAGTAGAACAAGTGTGAAGTGGGCCTGGTATCATGTCCCTATTCTTTCAGATTCTCCTTCTGCTGAATTCATTAGATTCAGAAAATATGTAAGTGGAGTTGAATATGATGAGAATGGGAACAAGCTGACTTATGATGATATTATCCTTGATAAACTAACTGATTTAGTCAATCAAGAATATGACAGAATAATGCTTGTCAGAGCAAGAGATGAGGAATTTCAGAATAATAATCCAAACATCTCCCCTATAGCAAACTATGATATTTCCAGGAAGAAGGATGGAAGTATTAAGAGTATAGGGGGAGCTGAGTTTAAGTTCTTACCTGCACTTAATTCCATTAGATATAATAATGGAGAAACATTCCTTGACAGATTGAGTAGATTGAGCAGGGAAGGCAGTGGTGCTGAGTTAAAGGAATTCATTAGAGATACTCTTAGAGAAGTTATGGATAATGGCTTTGAAGAGGCATATAGAGACTGGGCAAGAATTGGTTTATTTGATGAGTTACCAAATGGAAAGTATAAGTACTTACCTTTTGCAGGTCAATCACAGCAGAACTCAAGAACTGCAAAGTCTCTTATCAAAGCTAAAGAAATCCTTGGTACTACTTTATGGACTACTGATATGGAGTTGTTATTGAAAGATTATAACAACAATAATCCAGTAGATGATAGAGTTGCTACAGATTTGTTCCAACAAATTAAAGACTTAATAAATCAGAAGTCTATAAGAGGAGATATTACTAAACAAGAAGCAGATAGTATTAACAAAAACCTTATAGTAAAGAATAATACAAAAGCTGCATTAAGAGAGTATTACTGGAATAGTAAATTAGCTACTTCTCAAATTATTGAGTTAACTACTACCGACTTAGCTTTCTATAAGAATGTAGAGGACTTTCAGAAGAGATATAAGGAGGTTCATGCCCCAGCTCTTAGAATGAATACCAAAGCTACTTATAAGGGAGAAAGAATTGGTAGAGATTGGGAAAGAACTATCTACTTGAAGGATGATGAGGTTGTATCTTCAGTACTGAGTGATATTGAAACAGTTCTTGATGAGAGAGTTAAGAAAGGTGAAATGCCCAAGATGGATAGAGATAATATTATTAACAAGTTTAAGGCAGTTAATGTTGCAGATGCACAGGCTTATAGAAGTTTAAGCTCCTATAGAGCAATACTTGGTATGTCTGGCCAGTGGACAGATGAGATGGAGCAGGCATATAATAATTTCAAAAATGGTACTTGGAACATTGCTGACTTTAATATTATCTGGCAGACTAAGAAACCTTATGTATATACCCAAATTAGCAACATGAGTGGTGTAGAAGGTCATACTGGTATTAAGACTCCTGTACAGCATAAGAACTCTGAATTCTTATTACTTGCCATGCATGAGTTAATAGCTGGTCCACTTAGTAAATCAAGCAAGCTTAAAGCTATTAATGAATTCATGGAAGAGAACAATATTGATGTAGTTCAATTTGAATCTACTACTAAAGTCGGGAAGCAAGGTGTTATTGACCTTAACGAGGTTAGTGACTTCAGGCAAGTAAAGGAGGTATTGAAGAATACTACTATGCCTAATGGTATTGAGAATCCTAATGTAGTACATAAAATAAGCTATGAAGATTATGGTATTCAGACTGCAACTCCTGAACATGCTATTGATGCTGTGCAGCTTGTAGGTACTCAGATTAGAAAGTTGATTACTGCTGATATTGCATCAGATGCTATCATTGAGGTTGATGGTAAGAAAATGACCAAGCAGGAATGGCTGGACCTGTATAATGCAATCAATACTGAGAATATCTTGCAAGCATTCAAGAATGTGAATGATATATTCAAAGACCCTAAGAAGATAGAGGAGGCACTACTTGAAGAGATTAGAGGTAATCAGAGATATGGAATTGATATGGTCAGAGCCTGTACCCTTAATGAGAATGGTCAGTTCAATATTCCATTATTTGATCCTGTACAATCTCAAAGAGTACAGACTCTTCTTAATAGTATCATCAAGAGCAAAATCACCAAACAGAAGATTAGAGGTGGAGCATTGATTCAGGTATCTGATTATGGCTTGACTGATGAGCTTCATGTGGTATTTGAAGGAGAAGGTGAGAACAAGAGAATCAAGTATCTTGAATGTTATATGCCAGCTTATTCAAGAGAGTTCTATGAGCCTCTTATGAAAGAAGGAACTCATGAACTTGACATCAACAAGTTGCCTGAAGACCTTAGAAAGTTGATTGGCTACAGAGTTCCAACAGAGGATAAGTATTCAATGGCTCCTCTGTATATCAAGGGATTCTTACCTCAACAGAATGGTTCTGCAATTATGCTTCCTGCTGAGATTACTACTCTATCAGGTTCAGACTTTGATGTGGATAAAATGTACATCATGTTGCCTGAATTTAAGGTAGAGAAGTTTGATTTCAGAAGAGCAAAGCAGGATTTCAAAGGTGAGCAAAGAATACTTGATGAATTGGCTTCTTTATTCAGAGAAGGCAGTCTGATGGATGACTTTGCAAATGCACCTGTAGAGTTTAAGGAATGGTTCAAAGAGAACAAGGAGAAGTACAGACTTGCTACACCTAAGATTAGGAAAGTAAAGTATGACTTTAATAAAGCCCCACAAGAGAATAGTCTTGAAGCAAGAAATAACTTGATGATAGATATGATGTGGGGAGTTCTGACAAATGCAGATACAGCTTCTAAGATTCTTAACCCCGGTGGTTTTGATTATCAGAAGAAAGCTGCAAGAATTGTCAGTATCCTTAGTTCAAGCTATGAATCTAATTTGAGAAGGGATTTGAATATTCCTAATGGCCCAGTTATCACTAAGTTACTTTCAATGGATTTGGAAGAACTTGACAAACTTGCTGAAAGAACCAAGAGAAAACTTGACCCCATCTCTCCAAGAACTCAGGTACAACTTCACCAACAGAATATGACTGGTGCAAAGCTGATTGGTATATATGCAAACCATAATGCAAACCATGCTTTGATGCAGCATACTGAATTAGGTCTTGATGTGGAAAATGGCTCATTTGTATTGAATGGAAAGAGACTTATTTCTTTACATAACATTATGAATGAAGACAAAGAGTTTATATCAAAGAATAATGCAGGTTTCTTGGCTGCATCTGTGGATAATGTGAAAGATCCTGTGTTGGCTGGTATTAACCAAAATACATTCACTGCTGATGCTTCTATGCTTCTTTCAAGACTAGGTTATAACCCTATTGAGATAGGTTTGCTTATGACACAACCTATTGTTATGGATATTACCCAGACTTATTTTAGGGAGAGTAGAGAAGGCAAAAATAAGGACACTGTGATTGATGAAGTTCTTGTAGAATACAAAAAGAAGGCTGCAATGATGGAAGAGATTACTTATGATAATTATAAGAGCAATGATTTCTTAATTGAGGACCTTGCGAACAACATTCTTATTGCAAAAGAAATGACAGGTATCATAAGTGCTAATCAGACTTCTGATTACAGCAAGGTTGAATTCTATAAGAAACAAGTTGCTGTAGGATTCCTATTTAAGAGAATCATGAGAACTGCCGATAGTCTTGGTAAACTTGTACAAGCTACAAGGTCTGATACTCAAGGTGGTGCAGCAGGTTCAACTATTGCTGATACAAAACTCAAAATCCAAAAGGTCCAAGACTTCTTGAAAGATATAGAGGAGAATGATAAGTTTCCACTCGTAGGAGCAGGTGTAATTAGTGATGATATTTCTTTTAATGAGGATATCAATGATATAAGAGAGCAATTACTTACAAGTAAATTACCTTTCCTACAGGCATTCTACACACTTGGATTGAAGCAATCAGAAAGAATGTTAAGCAAGTATTTCCCTCAATTCACTGAGTCATTTGATGAGGTAGTTGATGTTCTTAGAAACATGACAAAGACAGGTAGATTAAATGTGAAGACTATGAATAGTATTTACAATGATTTGCTTGCTTATATAATGTCTAAGACAGATTTCTTTGGTGCAGAACCTGATTGGAGTTCAGTA